TTACGCATTTACGACCGATTGACGGTCATCTACCTGCAAATCTGCGTTATCGTCCCCGTCGCGAATCTCGTCTGCAACCCCTTCTCCGGCACCATCCTCCATAGTTGTTTTCCTATTGTTTTCCTGACTTTCCCGCTTGAAATGCTGCACAACGCTATCCACCGCGGCCTGATCGAGTGACTCCATGTAGTCGCGGGTTGTCCGCGGATCAGAGTGGCCCAGCGTCATCTGAATGGTAATTAAATCAACGTGTTTGCGACGCAGCAGATCCGCAAAAGAATGCCGCATGACGTGGGGCGTTATTTTTTTGCCCAGTCCGATGGCCGTACCCAGGGTTTTGATCTGGTGGTAGAGCCGGCTGGTAGCCCGGGCGATTTCTTTGATCTGCTGCTGGGGATTGAGCTTATCAATATTGACCAGCAGATACGGAAACAGGACGTCTCCCGGTTTTTTAAGCGTCCCGTCGGGGCGGTTCAGATACGGCTGAAGGAGACTAATCGCTTCGTCTGGTAGCAGAACGTTACGCTCTTTCTGGGCTTTACCCGACAGGTATTTGATGCGATGTTCCCCGTCCTCGACGACGTAGTTGGACCGCCTGAGTTGAACCAGATCCGCCAGGCGAATGCCCTGCATGTAGTACATCAACAGCGCCATCGGCCGGGCATGTTCGCGGGGCGTCACCACCCGCGCCGGTTTTTTGGACGGACTGCGTTCTGCCGTGGCCAGCTTATCGATATCATCTTCCCGAAGTCGACTGACGATCTTGCGTTTCACGCTAATGGTAACGCCTTTGAAGGGGTATTTGGTGTGCGCAATCAATTCGTCGTCCATGGCTTCGCGTACGACCTTACGCAGACACGTCAGGTTATTGGAAACCGTATTGACAGCATATCTGGATTCCAGCCAGGCACGATACTCCAGTACCAGCGCTTTGGTCAGACCGCTGACGGGAAGCTTTGTTCGTTTGGTACTGGTTAGGAATTCGGTCAGGATGGCCAGCGCCCGTTCGTACAGCCCACAGGTCCGGTGTTTCTGCAAACTGTTGCCCGCTAGTTTCCGGCGCTGATCGATGTGAGCCGCGTAATACTCCAGCAGTAAATCTGGCTTACCGCCGTGTTTGAGCTGACTGATCACGTGGTCACTGGTGAAATCGCCCGACTTCTCTAGCTCACCGATGATTTTTTCAGCTCGTTTGAACGTATCCCGAATGCGCTGGTTGTAAGCTCCCTGATCCGGATGCGAACCCCGTACCCAGTTGGCTTTCTGATCGTCTCCGTTTGGGTTAAACTGCTTGGCGGTTACCCAGATCGACAGCCCGAAGTAGCGAGGCTTGCGGTCACGGGTAACCCGGAGCCGGATCTTGTGCAGACCCGCTTCGTTGGCATCGGGTTCAAGAACGACTTTCAGCGTGGTGGAGCCCATTAGGAATATTATTTGCTGAGCATTTGAAATTGAGGTATCCTGGCTTTGATTTATAATTGAATGAAGGGTGGGGGTAAACGCCTTCGTTTCTCAATGTTTTCTTTTAAAGTCTTAAAAAAAAACTCTTTCTTATGTGCTTTGTATTCTACAATGGTCTTGTCGTACCATTCATCAATATTATCTAACCCTGCTCCTATAAATGAACGTCCAAATGGAGGTACCGGCTGCATCTGCATGCTTTGAATAGAAGGTTTGGCATTTATGTATGCGTTGTAATACACCATTCCTACGAAAGATACATGGGTCGGACCAAAACTCAATTGGTCCTTGGACACATCAAAATGATGCCCTTTGTACCATAAATGACCTTTTAACTCAACTGGCTTTGAACTGGCATCAATTGATAATGAAATGGTACGTGATTTTTCCCGAATAGTTAATTTGTTTATCCCAAATTCAATATCCCATGCCATTGGGTCTCCGGATATCCATTCGTTATCCTCAATTATGGCAAGTAGATTATCTGCGTTATCATATAAGTTGACCGAAAGAAGTATACGGCCTTCATTGTCTAACTTTACTGATACCAGTGGGTAATCTTCTATATAAAGTCCAGTATTTTCCCCTACAAAAAAATTCTGACCCATATTTATAATTATCACCTTTTCAGGCGTGTAGAGCACCCCTTCGGCATACCCTTGTCTTATGTTATAAGGATTTTTTTTTGCCTCTCTCTGAACGGAGACGCTTAGCGCATAGGCTGAGGCAAGTCTATGATGAAAAGGACAAAGCAACATCATATCATCTGGGTTATGATGTTTCTTTTTACCAAACTCAATTATATGGTGGTAATCATAAATTGGGATACCGCAAATGCAGCACCCAAATCCAGCTTCTTGCCGAAGATGACGTTTTACTGAATCAGGAGGTTCTCTATTGGGTTCTTGATTGAGCATATGATTTAGATCGAGAAAGGTTTAAAACGTAGTGGATCTCATTTGCCTTGAAAAAAATGATAATCACCTTTTACAATCTGGTATTTTAGCGGTAGCACTGGACTAGTTAAGTCAGCTACTAACCATTATGGATACATCGGTAAACGAAGAAAAAGTTGAGCTTAGGGAGGATTGGCGAGCGGAGTTTGAGAATTTGAAAAACGTCGACTTAGATGATTTGAAATTCATATTTGCCCAGGCTGAGAAGCGACTGGATGATACTATCAAAAACTTTGATGTGACAACTTCCAAATCCATCTCGTTCATCACTCTGACTGCTACGTTATTGACTGCCTTAACGGCATATCTCTTTGTGAATTTCGACCCAAAGGGCGTATTCGATCCAAAGCTTTGTACGGTGGGAGTCTGCTGTATTTACGCAGCAGTCATTTTATTTCGCTTTATCGACATTGTCCTTCCCAAATCGTACGATCCTATGGGGAGTTTTCCACAGGATTTACTTGTCGATCACATGTTCACCGACGAGGACGCCGACGCAAAAGCCACGCTTCAAAATTTGTATTTAAATGAAATCGAAAACTACAACTGCCGAATCATAAGAAACCGAACCGTTAATGCTCAGCGGCTTAAAATTTTTAATGATTCAGCAGAAAGAATCTGTTATCTCCCCTTAGTGGGCATAGCTGTTTATTCCTTGTTGCTGTTTTTCTTATCGTCGCTTTTGCTGTCCTTGTAGCGAAATTCAGTCCGGTTGGTATTCGTACGAGGGCGCTCCTTCTCCTCTTTAATCATTACCTGACCTTTTTTGGAATTCCGTCCAGTTTGGTCGTCACGTTTTTTAGCCATAATCGTTGTTGTTATCGGTCTTTTCGTTCGTAAGGTGTACGGTCACTGCGTTGCTCCTGCCGATTGGTATCTACGCGAGGCCTGGAAGGTGCCGGCTTCGGATCACTTTGGGGCCTGGGGGCAGGTGACTGTTGAGGTTTCTGCTCTTGTGACATTCTTTTTAAAGAGGTAGTTTATTGAAATTGCTAGGACCATCGTACCATGAAAACTGTTGTTCTGTTTTGCTTAACCTTGCTGATGGGTTCGACTTTCGAAGAACCGTTTAAGGCTTCTCATAGCTCGACATCAATTCGACGCAAAAAACCTATTCTAACTAAGGAGTCGACCAGAGTCAAGAAACCCCTTTCCAGTAACGTTTATCCTAAGATTAGGGTAATTTATGATACTGGTGTTGGCAATACACTATTTGAGAAGCAAGAAAAGTGGCTGAAAAGCGCTCAATAGCTTATCCACAAATTTTCTTTTTGGCTACCCAGGTTCGTCCCTGTACGTTAACACGCATCACATCAATGGGCCCTCCAACCCACATAGGGTTTGCTTTGTTTTCTAGGCCGATAAAGCGACGTATCGCAGTGACGGGATTCTTTTTCAGCTCCGCCATGACGTTATTAAAGGGCATTTTTACGATTTCACCAAACACCCCAAGCAGTGTCACATGCTGGTCGACTTTATATTCTGACCTAATCCGAACTGGTTGATTGGGTGGGGTGGTAATCAAGAACATTAAATAGATAACAACGGGCTTCCCCTTGTCAAAGCCAAAGAAGGCGACATCGGCAATAGCGGGTTCCTGAAAACGCTCCTTGTATTTATTAATGTCCTGACGGCGAAAGGCCTCTGCACTTGCCTCTAAACGAGGTGTAAGCAATTTTATGTAATCCGCAGCCACCTTAGCCAGATCATTTTTGCCTTTACTGGCCTGCATAGCCACTTCGTGCAATAAATCATCATTAAAGCCAGCAACAGCGTAATTGATGCTGCCTTGGTGGCGAATCTTACAGAAATTATCAAACGTTACATCTCGAAACTGATTGGTTTTTTCGTTAAACACGAAGGCAAGTCGACGACTGTCTGCTCCGACAATTATTTCCTTGTCCGTTCTGTAGATTACAATGCAGGTGCTGAAGGCGCACGATGAAGAAAGCGCAATTGATAAATAGGTGAATAAGATGAAAAGCTTGCCCATATCGAGATAGCGATAACTATAAAAAATTCTAAAAACTGCCCGGCCCAGGGAGCCGGGCGTTTCTGTATCCACCGTAATACTGGCGTCCTACAGATCGCCAGTGAGATTTATACCATTGTACTCAGATCGTTGGCAATGGCCTGTTCGTCGTAGATTGTTAACTTCCCTCTTCGCATAAAGCCATAATAATCTCGACCTCGTTGTAAGGCCAGTGCTTTATCCCCACTACGTAAGGCTTGATGATAGGCTTCCCGGAGTTGATCTTCCTGACGGCTACGTTTTTGGGTCGTGGCGATGGCGTACCAGATTACCGGTCCAGCGATAGCCAGAAAGATGAGTTCTCCCATTGTAAGGTGTGGTTTTAATTAGGTGTGTTACCAGTCTTCTTTGCCGGCCGTCTGCTTCATGGCCAGTTTAAGGTTATCAATAAAGGTTTGGAACATTTCATGCGTTTGCATGTACTTTTTGTACTGACCTTCACTGATCTTCTGGCTTGGATCGAATTTTGGAATGGGGTGATCGTCCAGGTTGATCGTCGTGGCCCCCATCACTATCTGAATATGGCTGATCTCGTAGCGGTATTTGCCGTCTTTAAACCTGAATTCGATGGGAAGCCGGTAGTAAATACCATCGCCAGCGCCTGGCCCCAGCATGGCTGCGCGGAAGGCTTGTTTCGAGGCAGTTTCACCGGGCAGGAGTACCAGTCCTTTACCAGCCAACAAACCACCCGACTTATCGTCGACCTGAATAACGGCGCTGGCATTGACGAATGTCTTGAATAGGTAAGCTTTGGCCCGGGTGTAGAGCTGATCGGCCGTAGCCCCAGGGACTTCTACAACACCGATATAGGCAACGTGACCTGTAACAGAGTCAATTGGTGCCATCGGCACGTCAGCCATCGTGTATTTTCGCTTCTGAGCAAAAGCAAGGGTAGGCAATAAGAGCAGTAGCAGTAAAAATCTCTTCATTCAATGGTGTGGTTAATGACGCTATTACCGTTCAATCTTGTACTCTATCGTGTAAAACTGCCGGATCGCTGACAGCGCTAGGGGCATAGCAATCAAGTCAGCGTTGCGCGGATGGAATATTCGTGGCAGCGTTTTCATTGACAAATTCTTTTAACGAAGCCAATAGCGATTGAACATTGCGGTCGATAGCCTTGAAGTATTCAACCACTAGCTTATCGTTGTAAAGCTGGGTACCTGCTTCAATAGCGTATCCTGACACCTGGTTGTTCACGCCCGTCTTGGTGATTAAGTGGTCAATGCGAAAGTTTGACAGCGTTGCCCGGTAAGCCCCTTGGTTGCACTCTACCGTAACGACGTAGTTGCCCAGCGGGCCGGCGTAACTTCCCTTGTTCAGGAAGATTCCATTGAAATAACCCGATCCAATTACGTCCTTGGTAACAGCATCCCCCAGTTTGAATACGTCACTGGGGCTGGCTACGCGAAAGGCCGCCCACCGCCGGGTTTGGCGAAATAACTCAAGGTCACTGGCATTATTAACTGTTTCTGTGACTATATAGGTGACTTTACCATCTTTCAAGGGCAAGACACCCATGAGTTTGCCGTCGATCACTTTGACGGGCCGTAGTTTGGTAGAGCAGCTACAAAAACATACACCGAGCAAAAAAAGTAGAGTCAGTTTTTTCATGATTTTATGTGGTTAGTAATTTTAAAGTAGGTGTGTTCTAACGATGATTCCAGTCCCTGTCCACTTTCCTGATCTTGTACAGTTCGTATACTTCAGACAGCCGGATGGGAAAGTTTGGAAACTCGGTTTTATTCGGATTCCGGGAAGCGCAGGTAATTACGCCTTGCGGGATGTCATGCCCGATGATACGCTTACAGATTACGCCATCGTGGGTGACAATTATAAAATCTGTACCCCCATTATTGTATAGCTTCTGATTCCATAGGTCCGGTTCAATTCGCCGGCCGATGGCTACGTCGCCATGACTGATCGAATACTTTGTGCCGTCGTCCATCGAATCCCCCCGTACTTCAAACGCCCGGAAAAAACCCTGCTCACGCCTGGGCAGCACGATTGAATATTTGGGTAGCTCGACCAGATACTCCGGATCACGCCACCCATGAGGGTAAGAAGCATAGGCGAATTCAGGCACCAGCGTAATGGTCATCAGCACCATGCCGTTTTCCAGTTCCCGAAACTCAATACCCTTGGAATTGTAGCTAACCTCAGTTTCGTCTACCAGATCAACTGGACTAGCTTCATTTAATGTATCGGCCTTCCAGCTTAAATGATGTGGCGCTCTTTCTTTCGCACTTCCCATTTCTCCCTCTCCTGTTTCTAACCACTGAGCATTGACATCAAAGTGCTTGACAATCGTGTCAATGACATTTTTGCCCATTACCTGTTTTCCCTTGGCAATTCTTGATAAAGTAGCCGGCGCTAAACCTGTAATTCGAGCAATATCAGACTGGGATTTACCACTTGAGTCGATAAACAAAGACATTCGTATAGCAGACTCTTGATAGCTTTCCACTTCTAAATCAATGACTTCTAGCATATATCATGATATAAATTGAAAATATAATTTGTCAACTATTGACAATATCATGACATTGGTTATACATTTGTGCATGTCAAACGCATGACATCAATTGATATTGACATGACAAACGTATGACAGCCAAAGATAACAAACAAAACAGAATGAGCAAACGGTCAAAAAGCCTAATGTCACGGTTCAGAGTAGCTTATGAACGGATGAATCACTCCCAACGACAGATTGCGCAAAAAGCTTTCTGCGAAGCTCATCATGTTACGCCCGGCACTTTTCGCAACAAGATGAATGGATTTACCTCTCTGTTTGAAGCAGAAGTCGAATGGATGGAAGCGCACGATCCTTATGCTCAACCTCAAACTGCCTAAAGCTATGCTTGTACACCTTAACAACTCCGAAGTGTCGGTTCGTCAAGATTCTGGCGGACTGGTCAGTCTTACTGATCTATGGAAAGCGATGGGAAGTCCTTCTAAGAAATCGCCAAACGATTGGCAGAATCGGGAAGCGACGGAGGAACTAATCGACACGCTGTGCGGAATTTTAAATACCCCAAAAATGGGGGTTTTGAAATCAAAGCGTGGTCGGCATGATGGTGGCACCTGGGCGCATAAGAATCTTGCGCTGTCATACGCCAAATGGCTTAACCCTGAACTACACATCGCCGTCAACCAGGCCTTTCTCGAACGACTCGAAGAGGAAACGAATCCCGAACTGGCCCTAACCCGTGGCCAGGAGCGGGCCGTCAGGGGCTGGCAAAAGCAGGGTAAGGATGATCGCTGGATTGAACAGCGAATCAAGAGCGTTTCCCAGCGCAAAGCCTTTGCCTCCACCTTGGGAAAGCATGGGGTTCGACGCGAAGGATTTCGCAACTGCACCAACGCTACGTACATGCCTCTCTACGGTGGTACCAGCGAAGTGGTTCGCCACAAAAAGGGCCTGGAAAAGTCGGAAAACATCCGTGACCACATGAATGAGCTGGAACTGGCCGCCGTCAACCTCTCCGAAAAGATTGCCCAGCATACCATTGAGCATAACAACCTGTGGGGTAACGCCGAATGTGAAACGGCCTGTTTGTCAGCGGCCCGTTCCGTAGCTAAGGCTCTGAAAGAAAGCGGAGTGCGTTCGCAGTCATCGACTCAAACCATACTTTCCAAATCATGAGCAACCACGAAGCCTTTTCGCTTATCGTTCAGGAAGCTGAATTATTGAACGATCTGTTGGGTCTGACTCAAAAGCCAATGGACGAGGTAGCGCTCGATTACATCATGGGGCAATTGAGTTTCGGAGCTGACAACCCTGTCCTGTGTGCGCTTGCGGATGTATTGGAGCGTCGTTACTGGACATCTCCTGAGCTATACAGGGAATTTGTTCATCATCAGTTTCAAGCTAATGCAACTGCCTAAGTCCTATGCTGAACGTCCCATCTCACGAGGAATTTTCTCAGCTCCGACAGATCGTCGAGCGGCAGGGTAAGCAGATCGAGTTTCTGCAGTCGCTGCTAACGGGTCAGGATCAGCTCTCTCTGACCCAAACCGCCAAAGCACTAGGCGTTTCGACCCATACCGTCCGGCGGCTGACCAAACTGAACCGGCTGCAACCGACGTACCGGGGCGTAAAGCCCTTCTACAAAGCCGACGACATCCGGGCGTATCTGGCTGGTAAACACCTGGAGACCGATGAAGTCAACAACCGACTCCTAACCGCTGTAACTGCCTGATACAATGCTTGTACGCATCGACACCGTTCGAACGGGTACCCGTTCGCCCCTGACGCTCAGCTACCGCCGTGGCACGGTTACTACCCAGCCCGGCCAAGGCGCCTGGTCGACCAAACCGCTGCGTAGCTACGTGATTCTGGGAGCCTTTCGGCAGGTTGAAATCTCCGAAGGCCGTTTTAAACGACTGCTCAAACAACACCGGGCCCGCACCGGCCGCAAAGCCATCCCGATGCAGGGCTACTGCTTTCTGAGCCTGTAACCAAACCAACCCCTACCCCCATGACATTGGACCGCATTGGGCTGCTTTTTGTCAGCAGCCAGGGGCTTTCTACCCCCGAAAAAAACCGCTACCGGCAGGTGTTGACGGCCTGTATCCGATCGGCTAAGCACAGTCTGGAGCTTACCAGCTTTGGTCACCACCGGAGTCTGACCAGCGAATTTGCCCGCTTTACCATCGATCAGGTAATTCGCTGGCTGCCTACCTATATCGGCTCACCGTCCCACCCGCGACTAAAGCCCCTCTACCACATCTACGAAGTCATTGCCGCCCTGAACGATCTGGAAGCTGAATTTGACTTTATCGCTGATCCCGATGGCGACTACGAATCCATCCGGCTGACGGATACGCTGTTTCGGGAGATTGCCCGCGAATGGGCGTACAGCAAGGGGGCTCAGCCCTTCCGCATAGACGGACAGCTTCATCAGCAAATCATCTACGCGCCGACCATTGATCTGGCCCGGGCCATCTACGAACGTCGGCTGGCGATGCGGGGAAAGGAGATGATCAATGGCTAAGCTCAGCAATCAGAAACCGGCCCTGAGTCCCTACGTACTCACGGATGACCCCAGCCAGCACGCTTGGCAACTACACATGATCCTGCTGGAAGCCCACCAGGAGTATCGCGCTGGACAACCGGCTCCCCCGCAGCATACCTACATCGAATACGACGGCTATGCCGACGGTCACGATTACCTGCCCAGATGGTCGGGCCGGTACACTGGAATAGTAGCCATCTGGTTTCTGGGTGGCCTGTGTATCGGTGGCCTGATCGCCTGGATTGCTCACCTGTTTTCACCTGCAAAATCATGACACCACAAACCCCAATTCAGGAACGAATCACCGCCGAAGTCAACAACGTTGGCGCGGATTTATACCCCTACATTCCGGAGCATAACCTGGCCGATCCGCTCGAACGCCATCTGGCAGCCTTTGTCGTCATGGCCGGCACCCTAAAGCCAACACCCTATAAACTCGTTCGGCTGGCCCGCGAGTGGTCCAATCGCTTCTATGAACGGTTTATCGATCCTCAGATGATACTGCACCACGAAGATCGGGTCTGGATCACCAATCGGCTGGCTTTCTCGATGATGGAGCTAACGGGCCGTAATACCGGCCTGGTACACGATCTGGCCTTTACCTGGGCCCGGGTCCTCGCCAACGCATCGCTCGACGCACTGGTCAATCAGGGATTTTCCTGCACCGTATGAAGCCAATTCGTCAACCCTGGCTCCACCGCCCGGCGGCCCGGCGTCTACTGCTGATCGGCTGGTGGCTGGCCGCGCTATGGCTGATTGGCTTCGTGCTGGCCTTCTACGTGGAGCCGATGGGCATATTCTTCCGATACCTATGGTACTGACTTGTAACTAAAGAACCTAAGAGATTATGGACAATTCTGAAGCCTTAAATCGGTTCGTTAACGCGATTGATGAATCACTAACCGACTCCATTTATGACGCTTATGTAGCTGAATACGATGGTCAAAAGTTTGTCGCCAATAATGTCGGTTACTTGTATTCCCATGACGCATTGATGGCTTTGCAAATACAGCTGAATCAGTTTCAGAAAATCATTGATTCGATTAGGACAACCTACGATACGCATGAATACAATAACCTTGTCAATCAGGTTAATGAGTTTCGCAGAGCCCAAAAGGAAGTGGCTGAGGCTGAGCATTTAAAGCGACTGAAAAAGCAGAAGTCAGAAGCCGTTTGTAAGGTTTACCTGATGCACAATAAACGCACTGGTAACTATAAAATAGGGCGGTCCAAAAGCTTGAAATTAAGGGAAAAGACCCTGCAGGATGAGCAGCCCGAAATCGAATTGGTTTGCGCTTTCGATGGCAAAATAAAGGACGAAAAACACCTTCATAATCTTTTTGCTGACAAGCGTTTGCGCGGGGAATGGTTTGCCCTGGCTGAATCAGACGTAGCACAATTTAAGGCTTATTTCAGATGATGATCGAACGGAGTAATGTTCACTCCTTCGACGTCGCGTTAGCGTGTGAGGTTGGGGTGGAAAAGGCGATTTTACTGGGCAACATCCTATTCTGGATTCACGAAAATGAGCAGCGAAACAGTCAGGCTCATTTTCGGGACGGCCGGTATTGGACGTATGATACCGGTAAGAACCTTTCATCCAAATATCCTTACCTCACTGAAAAATCAATCTACCGTTGGCTTAAGGAGCTCTCGGTCGATGGCTGGATTGTAACCGCTCGGTACAACGATCATCAACTGGATAAAACGACCTGGTTCGCCCGCGGGGAGCGCTTAGAAAACTGGTTATCTGATCCGATCTCTCAAAATGGGAAATGCAAGTCTCAAAATGAGACTCCGATTTCTCAATCTGAGAGTTGCATCTCTCAAAATGAGACATCCATTTCTCAAATTGATCCCCCGATTTCCCAAAATGAGAAATCGACTATATATAAGGATACAGATAATAAACCAGATAATAAGCCAAATACTAAACAAAGTATTAACGGCGATTTGATGGCTGGTGAAAGGGTGGAGGTCGCTGCCGAAAACACAGTACCTGTCGGTGAAGAAAAAAAGGGAAAGCCCCCCCGAATTCCGCCCGCCCCCCCCAACATTCCCTTCGAAATCTGGTGGGATGCCTACGGCAAGAAGCGGGACCGCGATGACTGCGAAACGACCTGGGCAAAGCTGACCGACACGGAGCGAACTCAGGCCCTCGAACACACCAAGGCCTATACCGCCGTAACGCCCAAGTACTTTAGAAAAGACCCCATTCGCTACCTCAAAAAGAAATCCTGGAACGACGAAATCATTGCATACGATGAGCAACCATCAACAACTCGAAAAGGCCCAGCCGCAGCAAACGGCACTGGCTATGCAGCAGGAGCAACAAATATTGGACCGCCGAAAAACGGAAATCACCGCCCTCTTAAGCGAAAGGCATATATCCAGCCAGACCATCTCCGTCGTGATAGCCCAAATGGTGGGGACCCCGATCCGGACGGCAACCGATATACAATTGTCCTCGATGTGGAATGAGGTTATTGGCCTGCTGGATATTCGCTTTGCTACCGATGAGGAGTTTGACGAACACGTAGCCGAATTAGTCGACCTCAACGACTGGCTTCGACGTCAGTACGGCCCCAAGGGGATGACCTGTGAGGAAGTATGCAAGGCCTACAATCTGCTGGTGGAAGGGGAATTGGGTATGGAGGTGTTCGCCCGGCTGGCCCCGAAATACGTCGGCTCCGTTTTAAAGGCCTACCGTGACTACCTCAACGACAATGTTGAGTATTCGAGCGTCAACCGGCAACAACTACTACTATATCCAGCCACAGAGCCAACGGCCGACCAAATTAAAGCCCGAATGAACGCCCTGCTGATGCAGGCAACAGCCATTGCCAAAACGACCGGCGATTTTGCCGACCCGGGCAATTCGCTTTATACCTGGCTTGAGCAGTCGGGTCTGATCAACCCAACGGCTGAGGAGCAGGCAGAGTACATGAAACGGGCTGAGTCTATCGTTCGCCAGCTTCTTGCCGAAGAAAAAGCCGCCATTCCGCGCATCAATGCTACACCCGGCCAGAATGCCAAACGGGAGGAGCTAACCGAAACCCTGAAAATGGTCTTAGGCGACTCGGATTTGATACCCGCCAGCTATATCGACCGGGTTCGGGCGCAGGCTAAATACCTATACCTCAATGATTACCTCAAAACCTTACCATGATGTATCAGCTTCCCATCAATCGCCCACCCCGGCGACGCTACTGCATCGGTATCGATCCCGACAAAACCGAATCCGGCTTTGCCGTCTGGGATCGTCAGGATCGCAAATGGCTCAGACACGAAGGCCTTGAGTTCTGGGCGCTGCAAATGGCTTGTTTCGAATACCCACAGGCTGAAACCGAAGTCTTCGTCGAAGCAGGCTGGCATAATCAGGGTATGCACCGCAGCAAGAAAGACAGCTTGCCCAAAGGCTTCGAAACCTGGAAAGCCGAATCCCGCGAGGGCTATATGTGGCAGCGGGGCGCAGATACCGGCGTCAACTTCGGAGCAGGTCACGCCATCATCGCCGTACTCAGGGCCAATCACTACCTGGTCAAGGAATATACGCCTACGTCGGCCAAATGGGACGCTGAGCTGCTCCGTCAGATCACCGGCATCAAAGCCCGCACCAATCAGGACGTTCGGGACGCTATCCGGGCCGCTTACATGAATCGCTAATCAATAATCACTTATAAATCATCCCTACCCCCATGAAGTCTGAAATCAAATTCATCGAAGTCCGCCACCAGTTCACCCAGGACGAACTCAACGAGTTAGGCCCCATCATTGCCCGGCTCAATCAGGAGTTTCAGGAAAAGGAACTGGAAAAGAAATCGGCCATGTCTGCTTTCAAACACCAGCTCGACACCATCAAAGAAGCTTTTAATGAAGCCTGTAACAAGCTGAATTCCGGCTACGAGATGCGGGAAATCCGCGCCCGCATGATTAAGAATTACAAAACCTACCAGCGGGAATACTACAGCCTGGATACGTTCGAACTGGTCAAAACCGAACCGTTTAAATCCTACGATTACCAGCGTGACATTGACGATCAGGAGGAAGATATCGATGAGGAGTTTGGTAGCGTGACCGATCCGACACCGGAACCCCAGGGCACGGCTGAAACCAATCCAAACCAGTATACTCACCTGATTCGCGAACTAAACCACTGGCGTGAAAAGCTGGTCATGTTACCCCAGTCAGAAGATCCGGACGACTTGCAGATCGACCGGGGTCTGAGGATCACCGCAAAGATCGCTGAACTGGAAGCCGCCCTGAAGGCAATGGAGCCTGACCATCCACAAGACCCTGAGAAGCCTGATCAGTCACCCCAGCAGCCGGAAGCCTCCCAGTCTGACGACGAACCTGAGGACTAATGGCCAGTGAACGTGAATCAGTAGCCTACTGGCTGGGCAGGTTTCCCGGCCAGGGCTACTCCACCGGCCAGATGCTGTACATGATCGATGAGCTGGAGCACGATCCACCTCTGCCCCCCGGTCTGTCAGCCGCCGAAGTCAGCGCCCGGCTCAATGCCTTGTATCAGCTCACTGGTCGTAAACCGAAAGCAACACCAATTAGCAACCCAGTTAACCCCATCAAACGCCCCAGAACGGCAAAAGCAAGACGATAATGGCAGACACATCAATTGAATGGACCGGCAAGACGTGGAACCCAACGACCGGCTGCACTAAAATATCGCAGGGCTGTAAGTTCTGTTACGCTGAGACTATGCACCGTCGCTTGCGGGCAATGGGGCAGCCTAAGTATAGTGAACCGTTCACGACGCTACAAACACACCCCGGGGAGCTGCATTTGCCCTACAAGTGGCGAAAGCCAGAATTGATCTTTGTCAACAGCATGAGCGACCTGTTTCACAAAGACATACCGCTAACCTTCATCCAAAAGGTATTTGCGGTAATGTGCGAAGCATCCTGGCACACGTATCAGGTGCTAACTAAGAGAGCTGACCTACTGGCTGAGTATTCCCCAGCAATCAACTGGTCAGATAACGTGTGGATGGGCGTATCAGTCGAGAGTGAGGAGCATGTTTGGCGAATTGATGCCCTACGTCGAACGGGCGCCAAAGTTAAATTCCTTTCACTTGAACCGCTGATAGGTCCACTACCAAACCTGGATCTAACGGGCATTGACTGGGTAATCGTCGGCGGTGAATCCGGTCGCAAACCGCGCCCTATGCAACGTGAATGGGTAGAAGACATACAGCGTCAATGTGAAGCGGCTGGCGTTGCCTTTTTCTTCAAGCAATGGGGTGGTACTAACAAGAAAGCCGCTGGCCGGCTGCTCAATGGGCGCACCTACGACGAGATGCCCTTTACCTATCAGGCTAACAATCAGTAAAATCTTATGGAATCATACGACGAATTAATCGCTTCCAAAATAACCCGGGTTTCCGAGTCAGGCTTCGATATTAACCCCGATCAGCTTAACCAGAATCTGTTTCCGTTTCAGCGGCATATTGTTCAGAAAGCGCTGAAAGCCGGGCGGTACGCCATCTTTGCTGATTGTGGTCTGGGCAAAACCCTGATGCAGCTATGCTTTGCTGAGGAGGTCGTAAAGTTCACTAGCCGACCCGTTGTTATCCTTACACCCCTGGCCGTAGCCGCTCAGACACTCAACGAAGCACGTAAGTTTCAGGTCGAAGGCGTTGTTCGCTGGATGCCCGAAATGGCTCAAAATGCGTATTTACCCGATGTTATCTACGTAGCCCATTACGAACAGCTTGACAGTTTGCCCGTCGATGAATTCGTTGGTGTAATACTGGATGAATCGTCGATTCTGAAAAACTTCACCGGTGCCACCAAGCGGGCAATACTGGAAGCTTTCAGCGATACGCCCTATAAGCTGGCCTGCACGGCAACTCCCTCGCCCAACGACCTGAACGAAATCGGCAACCACTCCGAATTTCTGAACGTGCTGGACGCTCAGGACATGCGGGCCAAGTGGTTCGTGCGGGATGAGGGTATGAACAATTACCGGCTGCAATGTGGCCGGGCTGTCGGTACTTCCTCAATTTACCCTTTTGTCTTATCTGAAATACAAGTCCGCTTCCCGCTTTCGTCTGGCTACCAGTACGGTCAGGTCTATTTTCTTGCCATTAACCGTTCCCTTCGTCCAGCGCATAAACTGAGCGCGAATGCTGGAATTATTGGGGTTGATGTTGACCAGCTTCAGTAGCGTCGAGCCCGCAAAGGCACTCACACCAATGTTGAAGGATAAGCTCACCAAGCTATCAAATTGGTGCTGTGTTAGCGGTTTGGTTACGTGACGATTGACAGCCGCTTCAAACTTATCCAGATCGTTGTCCAGCAATCTGAGCGCTTCGGCATAGGTGATGACCTTGCCGGGTGTTACGTCAAAACCGGTATGGCCGATGCCTATTGTCCACACACCGACGACATCGCGGTAAGCCTTCAGTTTGCACCCCTCCTCATTCTTAATAAAGTCGATGCCATTAGGTGAAATCTGTAAGTTATTCATGGTACGGTGGTCCGGAATATCTTTCCGGGTTTAAGTGGAATATTTTGGGGCTGATTCAGCAAAATCAGTCGTCCATATCCGGTAGCTCAACAGTCTGGCCAGCCAGCGCGTGTGTGCAGTCGGAGAGGAACTGGATCTTGCCGTCGGTGATAAAACTGTGACAGACGGTTGGACCATGCTCATTACCACTCTGAACCCGAATGCTGGGTTGAACCGTAGGATTGTCCAGGGTTCCGACTAACGTCCAGACCGGAGCCTGATTGTCCGGTTTTACATTAACACCATGGCCACACTGACAGCCGGGGCAGAAAAAAATATGGGAGAACGTTTTGCCATTGATGATCTCCATTAGCTTAGCCATATTATGTGCAGTTTATGTGCGGTTTACACACGCTTTGGCGCAAACCGCATACGTTTTTATGAATTCATGGGCGCATTTATGGCGATTACAGCAACGTTGCGGCTCCAATCAACACCGTCACGCCACCCACTACGGCCAGGCCATCCCTGGCTTTACGGAGCAGCTTACCCGCCCAGGTCTTTCCCTTTAGCCGGTCGCGTTCATCCGTCACGGGCTTCAGAGCCGCTTCAGCCGCTTCCGCTCGTCCGGTCTGCCGGTTAACCTGATCCGTCAGGGTGACAATCGTTCGATTCTGCCGACTGATCGTATCATTAGCAGATTTCAAACCTTTCTCCAGTCCGGTAATGGCCGTCAGCCCCGACTGCTTCAAGCCCTCGTTCAGGACGCGCTGCTGCTGGTACTGGTTATACCAGTAGGCCGGATCACGTGACAGATGCGCCGGCATCGATAGGGCTTGCCCCTTGGCGCACTCTACCAGTAGCAGGCCCGCTATGGCCAGCATCAGGTTGATCAGGATTAGGCAATTGCGTTCCCGTCTCATTGCGCCAGTTTTTTGAAATCATCGATAGCTTTCTGAGTCGACGCATCGACAGTGACCCGTTTCGCCGTATCTGGCTGAATAGGTACGCGGGGAGCAGGAGCCGAGAGCTGCTGTTTGTTAAGCTGGTAGATCAGACCCGTGGCCAGTACGGCTGCAATCGAAGTGATGATCAGGCCTGCTGCATAGCGTCGGAGCAAACTCATGCGTTCTTCCCGGGAGAGCTCACCTGACCCCAGATACTGAAAACCCAGCAGGGCGGTAACGGTAATCGATATACTCAGCGAGTTGAGCCCCCAGTCAGTGTGCAGGGGCAGGCGCCAGACCAGCAGAAAAGTCAGACAGAAGCTGGCCGCAATGGCGGCTACGCTGATGCGGACCCGGGCCGGTACATCTGCCGACAGCCGGGCCAGGAACACCAGGACGGCGTTGGTAGCCGCAAACAGAAACAGAAGCGTTAAGACTTTCATAGTGTTACGATGGATTGATTGGTGGTTTAAAAAAGCTACGCAGGGTAGTGGTAATCAGGCTCAGGGAGTCCTGTAAGGTGAGGTCTTCAAACTGCTGGAGCTTTTTGCCCAGCACGCGCCGGAGTTTCTTCGATACCCAGATCGAGGAGACGGGCAAACCCAGCGCGATCCACCAGGCCGACCGAAGGGGTAATTCGGTCCACCAGATGAAGAAGCCCGTCAGGCTGGCTCCTACGATCAAGCCCCAGTAGAACTGACGCAGGGCGGCAACGGGGCTGATGTATTTGCCCTGGCAGAGCATCGCCATCGCGCTGAGAAACAAACAAAAGAAAATCAGCACGTCGGCAGGAACAGCGCTGGTGAGATTGGTTTCGTTCATGAGTACGGTGAGTTGGAAAAGGAATCTAACTTCCTTATCCAGTGTGTTTATTGGTTGTTGACGAATCGAAACGGTAGACCGGTTTGATTACTGAACCGGAAGCCCGAGAACGGCGGCTGCCCCTCTGAGAAGGTACTCAGCAGGAGCAACGACCCCCGGTTAACCCGGCCCCGGTGACCGTCCAGCACCGTCTGATCGAGTGGGGCAGTGGTATGAACGAGCGCGTTGCGGAACCAATAGTCTACCGCGTTGACACCCGTTGTGATGCGCCCACCCAGGATAATCCGGTCGATTGTCCAGCCATTTCCTACGCTCGTCGACTGGCCCTCTTTGACGCCGTTGATGTACAGCGCAATCTGGTTTTGCAGCGCGTTGTAGCGCACGCTGACGGTCTGGTAGCTCGTGCCCACTACGGCCGTTGATGTGACCAAGGCGGTCGTGCCACCCGAGCCGTTATCCATACTGATTTGAAGTCGGTAGTCGGACAGTACATCCACCCTAAAATTCGCGTTGCTGGTGGTCGAAAACGAGGCTACGACGGTACTGGCTGCGGCCCCGGACTCGCGCCGAAGATCGAACGTCAAACAGAAACTCTTGTACCCGTAATCGAGCTGAAGAGGCTGCACGGCCGCGCTACTGGTAATGCGTGTGCCGGTGCCGGCCGGCAGAAACGATGGTACATCTCCGGGTGCTCCCTCGAAATAAGACTTCGGGGTCTGATCAGCCAGGTGCGTATGCGTAGGAAAGGCGTAGTGGATACCATCTCCGGCGTTGATGCTGGCTGGGTATTGGCCGGCTCCGTTGTCGAGCATGCCTCCATGATCGAGCACTAGGGTTCCCGAAATGTCGCTGATCTGGCGGCTGTGGTTTTGCAGGTAATTATAGTCGGTCGCGTTGAAGGTGTTGCGTCCCTGCGAGGTCACCAGGACCGGTATTGCGCCGTAGGCTCGCACGATCGATGCAATCTTGGCGTAATTGGTCATGAATTGCAGGTAACCAGTGGGCCGGTTTGACACTTCACTCCACTCATTGCCCAGCGTGAGCGCTACCAACACGTAATCGGGTCGATCGCGTACCAGGTAGCTTTCCAGATTTTGCAGAATCGTCGTGGTGGTTCCCCCATCGGTGGCGCGGTTGATGAACGTATGGGTGGCACTCCACCGCTGACCGAGTTGCTGCGCCCAACCATTGCGGTCGAGGGGCGCGGTTGCGCTGCTGCCGGTTCCAACCGACGCTCCAGCACCGTTCGCGCTTGACGAACCTACCACCAGCACCCGCTTTTTCGTCTGGCTGTTGCGCAGGTAGTTCACCTGGTAATCGAGCAGCCGCCACTCCGTCCCGTTCGAGTAGAAACTAACCTGCTTCCAGTCCGTCGGCAACGTGTAGGTGTTGTTGGCGATGGTAAAGCTACTGGTGCCGGTATTGCCGACCGTCAGGGTGAGCAAGCCTTCCGGCCCCTGCACGCCCGATGCCGAGGCAATCGTAATCAGCCCCGTGACATCACTGGCGTAACGGTTAATGAAATACTGTTTACCCGACACGCCCGAAGCCGTAGGCAGCGTGAGCGTCGTGCTCGTTGCACCGGTGTTGACCTCCAGTACCTGATCACTGGTAAGGGCAGTATAATTGCCCGTGACGGCCGTTCGGGTGAGGGTAGCTGAGCCACCACCCGTGGCATAGTTCGGGATGTTGAGTGTATTGCCCGTCAGCGTAGCGGCTCCCGATGTGCCGGTCGTGGTGAGCGTAATCATATTCTGTTTGCCATCCAGCGCCGTTTGCAGACCGGTTACGTCACCGATCAAATGCGTATGCGTAGTCGGTGTCCGGGCGTCAGTCAGTCGGGTATCGCTACCCAGCACCACCTCACCCGCTGCGGCATTACCCGATGCCGGAACGTTCTTCGTCGAGGCCGTTCCGAGCGCATCGACTTTCGACTCGTCGGCCGTCGTAAACGAAGCCGTCGTATTATCCAGTACCGACTGATTGCTGTGGCTGTGCCGTTTCGTTACCGCATCCGAGAGGTTCGCGTTCGACTGATCGTAGGTATCCAGCAGCGTTTTGTTGCTGTGGGTATGCCGGGCCGAGGTGTTCGCTGATACGTCGGTGTTGGCGCTGACGGTAGCTTGGAAATCCGTGATTGTACTGGCCGTCTGGGTGTGCGCGGTCGGGGTTCGGCTGTCGGTCAACCGGGTATCGTTGCCCTTGACCACCTCACCTGTGGCCGCGTTGCCGGTAGCCGCTACGTTCAGCGCTGCTGCTGTTCCAATTGAGGGCCGTCCTGACAGGTCCGTATAGGCACCAGAGGTAGCAACACTCGCAAAGCTGGGTTTGCCGGTGATCTCGCTCCAGGCCGGTACGTAACTGCTGGGTTTATAGCCCGAAAGCTGCCATTTGAACGCCCGTACGCTGAGCGAGTCAGCTAACCCCGTTACCTCACTTTGCGCGTGGCTATGAGCCGATGGGCTGAACGTCGATGGTTTGCCCGATACGCCTGACCACGGAGCGGTTTCGGCCTGATCAACGACGTTATCACTATCGCTATCGTACGTGGCCTTGAACATATCGCCCCCGCCACCACCGCCAGCATACTGCGGAATGTTGAGCACCCCGCCCGAATAGGTGGCCGGGCCTGAACTGCCCGTCGTAGTCAGTGTCAGGTTGAAGTTGCTTAGCCCGGCCAGCTTCGTCTTTTCAGCCGTTGTGTAGTCCTCGGTAGATAACCCCTTACCTGAAACGACGCTGACTTTTCCCGACAGCGCATTGTCTACCTCTGTTTTCGTGTACGCATTTGTAATGCCATACCCTGAAAGCGTCGTCGCGGTAGTCGCCTTGCCAGAAAGCAACGTGTTGACCTGACTCTGGGTATACGCATCACCGATACCATAGCCTGAAAGCGTTGTAGCCGTATTGGCTTTGACCGATAGCAGCGAATTGATCTGCGTTTGGGTGTAGGCGTTGGTGATATTGTACCCTGAAAGCGTGGTCGGCCGGTCGGTCAGGGCCGTAAACGAACTGATGCCCGAGGAAACACCACCGCCCGAACCCAGTACCGATACGGTGACGGTGGTACCGCCCGACAGGGTTATGGTGGTGGACTGATTTTGGGGTATGCCCGCAAAGGCAAAGCTGGTCGTGAGCGGACCGACCAGGCCAATTACGCCATCAAATTTAATTACCTGATACGATGTCGTGGGTAGCAGCGCTACGTTCGGATACGTAATCGTAACATCGTTATCCGTTCGGTTCAGCGTTGGCTGAGCGGGAGCGGGTAAGGCTAGTTTCCCTTCGCCGTAATACAGCACGGTCGTTACCACCGTTGCCGACAGCGACGCGGGCAGCGTCATCTTGTAGGTCGCCGTTGGATAACCCCGGTACACCTTAACCCAGAAGGGCGTCGGCTGGATGGTTACCTGGGCAGAGGCCGTCAGCGAAATAAGCAGAGCTATGATGCTAAGGAATTGTTTCATGTTAATTGCCTGGGTTGTTAGCGCCGAAATACATCATCGTGAATTGATCGGGACTCTGTGGTGTACCAGAAAAGCCTTCGAGCTGAAACTCCTGCACGACACCGGACCAGTCACCACCTGAGAGGTTAATGGTGGCCGTATGCCACTGGCCGTCGTTGATTACACTGAACAGGCGGGTGCTGCCACCCCCGCGCCAGCCACGTGGCCAGCGGTTAGCTTCCTGCAGGGGTTTCTGTGGATCTAAAGGGCCTTCTTTTTCGCCGTTGCGAATCCAGGACAATCGAAGCTGTGAACTAGGTCCTGAGTATTTGTAGCGGATATAGACCGTATTGAAATCCGATGTTTTGTAGCCGATGGCCGGCGAAAACAACTTGCTGACGGCGGCATTGGTCTGATCCGATTGCAAACCTCTGGCCGTGGTGATCTTCCACCCATCGCTCGGAAATGGTTCGCGTTCATCCTCGCACTGCTTGTACCACCAGCCATTACGGCCCTTCGCGGTGTTAAACGTCCAGTCGGGTTTTGTCTCACGCGGCAGGCTGGCCGCAAAGTTGCGGACCACATCGTAGTTGTTGCCGGCCACCAGGTAGTACGTATGCTTCTGTGAGCCGTTTTTGTCTAGGTGTAGTGATCTGACGTCAGCCGTATAGACAATCGGGTCGCTAAACTCGTTTTTGCCGCCGTCGGAGGGCCTGAGATACGCCGACTGCGTAGCGCGGTAAAAGCCTGGAGCCACCAGTCCGCCCCATTGACCGGGTTTGTATTCGACCGCCTGCCAGGGCTCTGAAATGTACATAGGCGTTTGCTCCCAGCCGACATTCAGATTCTCAATGGGGCGTAGTACCCGTACATCGTTGTTAGCGTTGAAGGGTTCTCCACCGAGCGCATACGCCACCCGGCAATCATCGCCATTCACCATGAAACACGGGTATTCCTGCTGTTGAGCGGTCGGTTCCGAGATGTTGGCGTATTCGTCCGTCCGGTTTTGGGTCCACCGAATTTTGACTTCAACGGCGTTATTGGAGGCTAGGCTCGTGATCTGCTCCAGTACTACATCAGTGGGTTGGTTGTGAAACGCCCACTGCTGGAGTATGACCTTTGTGTAAATCTTGCCATTCGCCTTGACGTGCTTAAGCATCGTACATGGATAGTCGAAGCTGTCACCTCCCTGGATGGGGTTGTGGCTCATGCCGGTCCAGCCGCCATTTTTCCATGTGTTGCCCTTGTAAGGGAAAAGCGGCTGCGGATGCCCATACAGCGACATGTACGCCCCCCGGCCCAGATCGTAGAGGTTGAGCATGTTGTCGCGCGACGAGCCAAGCGACATATGAGCCACCGCACCCCCGAACAGCTTCCAGACCTCAAAGCGAACCGTGCCGTTATCCAGCACATCCTTTTCACCAATCGCTACCTTCGGGTGACGACCATTCGTGCCAGCCGCGCCATTGCCAAATAACCGATTATCATACTCATCCCAGGGCGTGTCGGCCATTTGGGCGAATTGATCGAACTCAGCATCCGAAACCGGTGTAGTTGGGTTTCCTCCACCGTTATTGCCGCCGTTGCTGCCAGACGGAATTTTGGCAATAATCAGATTGGCAATCTGCTGATGCCCTTCGTCATTGAAATGCCGCTGTACCCCTGGGTCTGTATACTGGTACGCGTAATAGGGCGAAAAGCGGTTGCCATTCACAAGGGTTTCGCGTATTGACGCTTCCGAAGCGAAGGGATAACTTCGTGCGTTGGCCCAGCTTTGGAGCATGGCGTGGCCTTCATCGTGACCCAACCAAACACCGTCCGATACGACAATTTTACAGTTGTCGGTCTTAGGAATGGCCGCGATGGCTTGATCAAACGTCTGGTTAAACGCTGTTTGGTTGTAGCCGGGTGGTATGTTTTCACCGACGCGAACGGCGATAAAATCAACCTTTTGAGACCCAAATTTTTCGGTAACCTCCGCCGTAATGCCGGCATAGTTGATGCTGGAAGGATTGGCGTACTGCTGCTCCAGAATTGATCCGTAGCCTGAAGCGCGGTAGTCGAACGACGGTGAGCCGTTAGCTCTGAGATGGGCAGCAATGCGAGCCGGAGCGTCCTTATCCGGACCGCTAGCCGCCATGCCATTGTTCTGGTACCAGTTGATCGCTGTTGACGCTCCGTGACTAAAGAAGCTATTCCCCAAAAAATAGCCACGTTGATAATTATACGTCAGCGTCGGCGGTGGGTCGCTGCCGGATGATCGGGTAAACAATAACTGCCGCGTTGCCTGCACCGGACCAAACACGTAGCTATGCGTTGCGCCATCGCTGACGCGTCGCCAGGTAATCCGGATCGCCACTTGTGGCATATTGAACAAGCTCCATTCCTGGGTGTACTCGCCCTGGCCGGTAAGCGTTCCGGCTGGGTAATAGTCACCCGCGTTCAGCGCTTGCCCCTGATTGGATTGGATGCCGGTCAGTGTACCGGACAGCGGCTCGAATTTAAGTTGTAGCGTTTGACCGGGCGCGGGCGCTCCTTCAATACTGAGCTGCTTATTGGCTACGTTGTAGGTGAATTGCGCCGAAAGCAGTCCGTTCGTGCCGGTTGGTGGCTGCGGCTTAACCAGGGGAGGTACGGTACCGGCCGGTATGACGATCCCGTTATCCTCGACGATGAGGTTGAAACCGCCAGCGGATGCGTCGCGCTCAAACTGCTTTTTGCCGGTCGGTACCGTGTAGGTGTTCTGCGGTACGCTGGCCAGCAGATAGTACTGAATTTGTCCGGTCGCCGGATCGCGACGGGCTAGGCGTTGTGGGGCTTTTTTCTGAGCAAAGCCGGGTAAGGCCATAAGAAGCCCTACCCAGATTAAAAGCAATCGTTTCATAGTTTGTTACGGTGGTTATTAAGTAATCTCGGTACTTAAGTGCTAGGCTGCGAACGAATCATCTTCGACCGTCAGGATGGTATCGATTGGGTAGATGGTCTGCCAGGCTTTGTCGATCGTATCCGCCGTGAAACTGATGGACGCCAGCGTTTGCGAGGTGCCCTTACGCCGAACGATGGCCCGGTACGCCGTGGTTGAGCTGCCATTCGTCTGCTGATGGCCGTAGTAGGTTTCGCCCAACCGTCGAGATGTTGAACAATCTTCCCAGAAGCCCCCGGGCTGTTGTCCGTTTTGCCAGCCGGGTGATTGCGACAGGTCGCGGTCGGTGGCCACCGATACTTCAGCTTCAACGCTACCGGTTCGGGTCACGCGAATCAAGAGCGTCTTAGAGGCACCTGCACCGGTTTGCGGGTCTATGTTCGTTCCGTCATATTCGTATCGAGCTTCAATCTTGGTGATTTCGTTGCCAACTGTGCTCGTATCGTTGATGGTTACTTCCAGCGTCGCCGTTTTGCCGCCCTGCACGACCGTGATCGTTACCTTTCGCGTATCGCCCAAGGTTGAGTTGGTCGAGACTGACAAGACCCCCGTTTGCGCATTGATCGTTACACCTGGCGATGAAGAGACCGACCAGGTAGCGGCTCCGGTACCGTTTGAGGTAAACTGCGTTTCGCTGACGCCTTCGTCGACGGTTGTGATGCCGGTAATCTTCAGCTCCTGGCCGGCGTTACCGACTTCGACAATGTTGCTGGAGTTTTGCCCCGCGTTCAGCGTCACCAGTAGTGTATGATTCACACTCGTTTCCGACTTCTTACGCGCTACGTCGTTCCAGTTGCCCGGCGAAACGCCGATGCCGCCCAGGAACTTTGGCTTATACAGCAACAGCCGGTTGAACGTCTGTCCGTTGAGCGTGTAGGTGCCTTTTTCGTACGTCTGATAGACGCCCGAGGGGGCCGTCTGGCCGGATTGCGGCTGCAAGAGCCCTTCGTAGTCGCTGTCATCGTTGACCAGCAGATACGACGAAAAGGCCAGGTTGCCCGGATCGGAGTCCCACAGATACCCGTGTTTGATGATCGCACTCGTCGGGCCGGGCTGCGAAGGCAATTCAGGTACGGTAACTTCCAGTGAAATGCTCTGCGTGTCGTCGTAGCGCTGGACGTACAACTGATACGTCAGTCCACGCGTCAACTGCTTGTCAAACGTGTAAAACTGCCGGTCTTCCTGATAGGCCTGCGTGCCCTGCACAAGTCCCGAATCGTAGCCGTGGCCCGACAGCCGGAATTGAGCGGGGTAGTTGGTTTCGACGTTGGCTGTTACCCGTGCATTGGCCCGTATATCCTCCTGACTGTAGGTCAGATTGCGCAAAAAATACGTCGGTGTCGGCACGTCGCACCCCGTACCGGCTTCGTCGTAGCCCTCTTCGTCATCAACAAAGCCCTGTAGGTCCGGGTAGATGACTTTGCCGACGTTGAGCGAGAAGCCCTTCGGTACGCGTACCTTTCGCTGAATCGGATCGCCGTTCGCATCAAGCTCAACGTTGCCGTTGCGGTCCAGTTTGGAGACTAATACCCAATATCCCGTTGCCATGACTAGAAGTGTGAACCTGGATAATTACCCTCCTCGTAATCCGAAATCTGCTTGTAGCTCAGATGAGCCACCAGGCCCGAGGCCGGGTAGTTAGGGTTGGTGATGGTCAGGTGGCCGGCTGCATCGATGCCGAAGCCCGGAGCACCCAGCGAGCCCACGTTGAACTGAGAAAGCACAACCGGCGTGCTCACCGATCCCGGATTATTGAGAAAGCCGGGAAAGCCACTGGCATGGATATACAGTACCGCCCGGTATTCGTAGTTGGGGGCCGAGATGTTGACGTACACCTGGTAGCTGCCCGCAGGCATAATGACGGTGTAGTTGGTGGGGCTGTAGTCGAGCCGGATGTTCTTTTCAATCCCCAGACCGACAACCGAGCCGTTATTTTTGGTGATGGTCGACTTGCAGCGCAGAAACGCCCCGCCCTGAATGTTATCGCCGAAGGTGTGGAGCGAACCGGTATAGTAGATGTAATTGCCCGCGCACAGTAGCATGGGCTGGCTGTTTTCGACGGTGATGTGGCCGTAGGCATCGCAGGCGTAGCCGGCGTTTTCGATCACCACGTAATCAGCCGATCCATTCCAGACCTGAAAGCACAAGGGGAAATTGTAGGGGCGGCAACCCGGGCCGATCTTAATGACCCGGCCACCGGCCTTCGAGTTGATCGTATTGGAGCCGATCAGGCCAGAGCCGTGAAAGCTGTCATTGCCGCTACTGACCTTATACTCGACGGCAACCAGGCAGTTGCCCGTGAAATCTGACCGATCAATCTGGCAGTATTCGGTAAAGCTATTCGCAGCCTGGTTATGAAACAGCACGCCCGTCGCTGACGAGTCAAACCGACAGGCTACGATCTTCTGACCACACTGCCCCGACAGTTCAACGGCCACCGTACCCGCGTTGCCTACGAAATCAATGCCTTGAAGGGTATTTTCCGTCAGGTAGCCTGATCCGCCGACGATGCGCAGACAGGCGGAGCCCGTCGATAGATTCCGAAAGGCGAAAGTCACCCTGCCCCGGCCGCGCATCTCCAGCCCCCGAAAGGATTCTGCCTTGACGAGCGTTGATCCGATGACGTATCGGCCCTCGTCGATCTGAATGCCTGCCTTGATGGCCTCCGCGTGGTTGATGGCAGCTTGAATAGCCGGCGCATCGTCGGCGGTATCGTTCGGCCTGGCACCAAACCAGGCCGGATTCAGCCAGGTGTCGTATCGACGCTTGTATCGTTTTGCACCGGCCGTCACCAGCACGGTGCCGGTATTATCGGGCGTGGTGGTATCGTTAGGATCGAGCACGAACACACCGGTCTTTCCCTCATCTGTGATGGCGATGGTTTGGGGTAACAGGTTCGTTAACGTTGGATTGAGCCCCCGAACCTGAGAAACTGACAGGGGCACGAGCGAGGGAATCAGCAGATCAACGCCGGTTTTGGGGCGTACGAATAACAGCCCCTCATCCGAGCGGCCCAACTCAAAAGCGCCACTGAGTGAGGGGCGACGCGGGTTTTTGGTGATCTGAGCGAAGCTGACGACCGTAAGCAGTGTCAGCAGGACGGTTAACACTCGTTTCATAGGGGGTCTTTGCGTTTTATTGATAAGAAACCGCCTTCATAGTCGTCGGCGATGGGATTGCCTTCCTCGTCGGTTGGGTAGTCAATGCGCCACTGTGAGGTACCCTGAAACGACAGGCGCATAAGCTGCTCAGGGTTGTAATACTTGTTCTGGAAGGCTACTACGCGAATTCCAGATTCAGCAACCTGCAGGTTGTGATCCTGCCATATGCCGACCATCGCGGACGTAATCGAAAAATCTTGATCATTTTGGGGGTCGTCGGGAACCTCAGCGCATTTGATGAATTCGACTTTATAGGCCACAGCCGAGAAGCCGTCCGGGTCAATGAGGGGGCCGAGCCGGGAAGCCAGTTTGCGCAGGCTGGTCTCGCTCATATCAGTGACGATCCGGTCAGCCGCCTGCTCATTTGTCAGCGACTGAAAGTCGTAGATGTCGCGGCCGTCGGGCAGGGCATTCTTTTTGTAGACCAGCCAGCCCGTTGGATTGGTCGCCTGAATCAGATCAAACAGGGCCATGGCGCCGGCGATCTCTTTGGCACTCCAGGTCAGCAGCCCGTCTTTAATTCGAAGCTGATTGCCGGCGCCATCATCCATGCCGAGCGCCCCGTCGCCTAATTCGCCGATCCCTAACAGCCGGCCACCCGGTCGTTGAAAAAACAACCCTCGTGGGGTGTTACCGTCTCCAGCGAAGTAAATATTACCCGTTGCTCCGAAGAGAATCGATAGTGTAGCGTTTGGGTCTACTCCCAGTGCATCGTTGATACCGCCACCAGGCGAATTATTTAGCGGAAGGGGATCTCCATTGATGAGGATCTCGCCGTCTTTGCTCACGGTAAGCGTCACGGTCTTCACCGTTCCCCCTTCCAGTATGTAATCCCAGGCAACGCCAAAATTGCCCGAATCGGCCTGAAAGCGAATTGAACCAGAGTCTACGGTAACCTCACCTTTTAGTTCAGGGCCGTTCTGACGAGCTGATTCCAGCGTAACGGCCGTTAGCGCTTCAGCAATGAGCGTTTGCACATCCGCAAGCCCCAGCCCGGCCGCATTATCGGCGTCGGAATCGTTGCCAGCCGGATCGACAGTTACAATCCGGTCGTCCTCGGTAAACTTGAAGCTGGCCGCCTGCACGTCGATTCCTGGCAAATCCAGATTCCGACAGTACAGCCAGTAGGTGACGTTTGCCCGAAGTTCACCTCCATCTTCCGGATCGGTGGTAAACGTATACGGCCAGGCAAACCAGTCCGAGAAAATACCATCCCGTTCGAGTTGGTATTCCCAGCCTTCGCCGGTCGCGGTCAGGGTGGGTCGGGCTACTCTATTGGCCATCGTCAATCAGATTTAGATCGTTAATTTTTCGACCAATCGCCCGCACGTTGCCGATTACCTTACCGTTCACGCTCAGTTCCACACCCAGTTGATAGCGACTACGATCGCTTTCGTCGAGCGGCACCAGCGAGCCGGGCAGGGTCGAAACGCCCAGTTCGAATTTGAGCGTCGGTAGTATTGGACTCAGCAGCTTTTTGATTTGCTTGGTGATTTCATCAAGCTTGGATTGGGTTGTCGCAGGTTCGCCCGTCAGCGGGTCTACTTCGAGCGACACGGGTCCCGATGGCGTATCCCAGTGTTTACCAATAAGCTGCACCCCGCCTTCGCCAATTACTTCTACGGCGGTAATCGTGTGCTTGTGAAACAGCATCTCCTGCTTCCACTTGACGATCTGGAATGATAGCGGCCCATCGGGGCCCGTGATGTCGGGAAACTGGGGTACTGACAAAGGACCCAAAAGCAGATCACCGACGAGTTGACCATCCCAAGTTTGTTTCGCCCGGATGGAGGCTCCGAAGCGATCGGAAACGGCGTAGCTTAGCATCGAACCACCCCGTTCGAGGTGCTGCACATCGTTTGGGTTGAGCCACTTCGACGCGGGCGTCTGACCGTCAGGTTTATAAAGCGTACCCAGATGCCCGGTCGCATCGGCCGCGTCGGGCACGTCGCCTATCGTAATCGTCAGATCGGCTTCGGGCGTTGTGACAAGCTGCTTATTGTCCTGCGTACGGGTTTCGTAACGGCCCGTCGGCGCCCCTGCATCGGAGACTTTTCGTTCAACACGAATGTCAGCATAGTCCAGCCAGGGCGTTGGCGTCGAGGTTTGTCCGTCGAGCGATTCGGCAATACAGAGACAAATGCGGATGTTACGGATGAAGGGATTGGTGTTAAACTCCAGTTCGAAGTCGCCCCAGCCGATTTTGGGTTTCAACCAGCCAGGTTTTCCCTCTGCCACACCCGGCACAGTGTCAACGTGGGGGAAAGTGTGGCAACGCATATCTTTTTTCTTGGGCTGAATATCCCAGGACTTATCATCTACTTTCAGCCACGCCCATTTGCCGTCATTGGGTGGGTGAGGGTTGTTTTCCACCTGCCCCTGCACGATCAGCATAGCGCCCCGGCAGTTGTTGACCTGCATTTTGCCTTTGATGACGTAGCCCGCCTGTCCCTTCACAAACTGAGGCAGCCGAATCTGCTGATAGATAAACTCCTTGCCCCTATCGGCTTCGTCGGAGGCAATGCCGTAAATACGCACCCGGTAGGGATCACCTTCCAGACCAGAACCCAGATAAATGGCCGAGCGGTCGGTGCCGGTGGAGCTGAGTCGGTTGCGTTGCCAGATGGTCGGAAAACCCCCGGCCGAGGCTGAAAACTTACCGTTGGGCAGCAGGTTAATGGTGCGGCCAAAATCCTGCTTGACGGTGTATTTTTTTAGGGGTGGCTCATAGGCAACCTTCGCCGTAGCAAGCGGCCGGAGCGTGCCCGGCAGCGTTACTGTTTGTTTGAGAATCCTGTATTCTACCAGCGGATTCTCAAGCTCCGTAGCATCGGCGTACCGGCGCATGCAGAGGGCGCTGGGATCACCGCTCCAGGGGTTCCAGCCACCCACCACCTCACTCGATCGCACGATAAACCACATGCCATTCCACTGCGTGAGCCTGGCCCCTCTGGCTTCCAGAATAGCCTTCAGTACGTCCGTACAGCTTAGCGGCTGGTTTTTGTCGTCGGTGAAGTGTTCACCTTTGATGCGCGTCCGCTTCAGGGGATCGTAGGCTGGGTTGGGTAGCCCGTTCAGCAGTTGCCCCGACGCCATATCATACAGCTCGTAGAGGTTATCGGCCGTTACGATCGGTAAATCGTAGCCCGTTTGCAGCAGCGCATCGGCCAGCAGATCCAGCAGGTCGCGCATACCCGTAATGGGTCTACCCGTCAGGTCTACAAAGGGGCGACTCTTCAACAGCGCCAAACCACAGATAGCCGATACCCGAACCCGGTACGGCTTGACGGTATAGGGTTCAGCGGCATCGTCCGACAGCAGCCAGCCGGTAAACTCGGTAACCAGTAGCGGATTCGAGCGCGTACCAACGTTTTTGGTAATGACAACCTGGTAGGTGTCATCGGTCTCAACGTAGAGGTCTTTAAAGTCCCAAAACTCCTCACAGAACAGGCTGATAGACACCTTCTGGGCAAGAATGGGGGTCCATCTCGAATCGGAACTATCGACCGTCTCCCGAACAACAGTAGACTCTTTAGACGCCCGGATTTCAACCGGATCGCCGGTGTACCCCCGCTTTTTAAACTCAATGACTATATCAACCGGCAACACCCCCATGTGCTTGGGGGGGCGGGTCATAAACTTGACAATAAACCGGGTATTATATATCTCTGACACAGCGGGTTACGGCGGCTAGTTCCGCTACCCTAAAGTTAGAGTCACCCACAGGGTCAATATCTAAACACGTGTTGAGATAAGGATTAAAAAACGACTGTGTAAGATTAGTTTTGCCACTCCCTCAAAACGTCTGTGTGGCTGCTGGTTTGCTTCCTACTTTTGTCACTGCAAAAAATAACCTCCGAAAGGCTTGCTTTAGTCCTAGAAAGATGCGTACTTAGTGTTGCTCAGATTAACCATTGTTTCATCTCTAACACGAAGTCGCATACCTTAAGCAGTAGAACATACAACGATATTGGCCGGCAAAGGGTGAAAGTCCCTAGTTCTTCTCATTGCTTCGTGCAATGGTGGTCTGAGCAGTGACCGGCCTCTTTTTTCATTCTATAACTTTTTGTGTCATGCTCAGACCAAACGAACAAAACAACCCCCAGTCCCCTGATCAGCACGATCAACCCCACGACCACATTCTGCACCTTCTCAAGAATGCCGACGAACGCGTTAAGAAGGTAATCCACGAATTTTACCGACTGAATAGTGGTGCGGATTACATCGAGATTCTGAACTCGATTCTATACGAATATCTTGTGCATGAGTTTAGAAAGATGAACAAACGAAGCGCGCACGATGCGGTATTTCATGTGATGGAGGTTATCAATTTGGTAGCCAGGCTTGAGTATGAGTACAAGCGGTATCAGCATATCAAAGATTTAGCCACCGTATAAATCACAAAAGGGGTAGCCTATGGTTGCCCCTTTTTTTAATTTTTATGGAAGACAACGTAATTGCCAAATTGGTAAGTGATTACCTCAACGGTAAAACTAACAGGGCCATTCAAGAGGAGTACAATATTTCCCCTGGAACAATGTATCACTATTTGAACAAGCAAGGGGTACATTATAAGGGGCAACCACGCAAATACAGTGTTGATGAATCTTATTTTGATGAAATCGACTGCGAAAGCAAGGCTTATTTTCTAGGACTATTATTTGCAGATGGGTGTAATGACACTCTTAACTTTTCATTTAAAATATCTCTTCAGCAAAGAGATGGAAGGATTCTTGACCAATTTAAGCAAGCCCTAAAATTTACAGGTCCCATACTTAGTCGTGAACCACAGACAAATAAAACACCTATTCAAGGGAGATGTGTTAATGGTGGCACGCAGCATCTGTTGAGAATATACAGTTCTAAGCTTTCTAAAAGACTATCCGAGTTGGGTTGCGTTAGGCGCAAGTCATTTGTAATTACATATCCTGAATGGCTTCCTGATTCGCTTGTCTGCCATTTTTTAAGGGGCTATACGGATGGTGATGGTTGCCTACATTTAAATAGAAAACAATGCAAATTCTACTTAATTGGATCAGGGGCTTTTATACAATCGGTCGGCCTAATACTATCAAGAAAGTGCAATGTGAATGTCAAAATAATTAACCACCATTCCCAAGAAAGAATAAAGGTTTTATCGGTTAGTGGACGCAATCAAGTAAGGCGTATTGTATCTTTTTTGTACAAAGATGCATCGGTATACATTGATCGGAAGAAACATATCGCTGATGCGATTTTGGAGCCAACTGTCATTAACAAAAAAAGAGGGAGCGAACGAAAAGGTACCAAACTTAGCGACCTTGATATACCCAAGATCGTACAGCTCTTAGGGAATGGATATTCGACGAGAAAAGTTGCAGAGAAGTTTGGGGTTGCAAACGGAACAATCCGAGCAATAAAAGACAGAAAAACATGGACTCATATTACTGAAATCCATCCATTGCCTTAACCTTCTTATTCTCGTTATATCTCCACAGCGTCGTATAAAAGCTATCTCGGTCAGCGTACCTACGTTTCATAAAAAATGTCTCGTAGGTACGCTCGGTTTCTTCATAGGCAGCCGCTTTATTACCCAGTGCAGCAAGGTGTTGTTCGTAGCAGGCAACAAACCCCTCGACCGTTAACAGATCGAGGGCGTACCGAATCATCGTTGAGAAATTTGTAGCAACGGGCGAGGAAGTCATAGTACGGTGAGTTTTACGCTTTGGTTCGGCGCTGCTTGCGGTCGGCGCGTTCATACCAGGTTAATAGGGTATCACCCTGTATTTCTTGTGCGGGTAAATAGTCGGGGAATACCAGTTCAGTAGCTGGCCGAATCTGGTTAGACTGGGAGTTTACGGCGTCGATTTTTAGATTATTGATGATGCGTTTACTAATTAAGTCCGCGCCAATATCGACTGGCGATACAAATTCTGGGCGATTTACAGCACCCGAGTATTCGCCCATTAAAGCCAAAGTAGGGCCAGCAATTAAACCTCCCTTCGCGAAGGGTTTAGCCGCCAATCCTTTCACTAGCCCACCACCAACAATAAGGCCAGCACCGGCAATCTTTTGGCCGATACCTTGTGTTAATGTTATACCGAACGTAACGGGCGCGGCTGCGAGTAGGGCGGCACTCGAAAAGAGTAGTGCCGTACCGAGTTGAATTAAATACCCACCCACTAAGTCCAATACCGACTTTAGGGCAATTTTTAATGGATTTTGACCCCTACCGATTGATTCACCAATTCCTGTTAGAATATTCGCCCCCGCTTCCGCAAGTAGAATGCGCGCACCTTTGGTAATTTCTGCCGTATCTTGGGCTCCCTTCTGGATTGCTTCCTGAGTTTTTTTGTAGAACTCACTAATACCAGCAACCCGATTTTGCAGCGCATCAAACATGCGCGTCTGGCGTCCTGCCAAATCAATTACTTCATTAAACAGGACGTTTTCCCCTCTTGGTTTTAAGCGAAAATTATCTTCATTGCTGGCCCGAATTTCCTCCTGGGTTTGTTTTCGGATAGCGGATAAATCAATTCCTGGTCCGATATTTTGTAAGGGATTATTGACCCGCTTTTTGTCATCTTCAACCAGCTTTTGAAAGACAGCAACTTGACGCTTGAGTTCATCCGATGCCGAATCCCCTGCCTCCTTTAATTGTCTTGTAAGCCGTTGAAGAATACGCTCATTTGTTGACAGCGCACTTTCGGCCAATGAGCGAACTGGGTTGGTCGACAGTTTGGTCGAATCCGTAGCGGACTTGACTTTTGCCGCCAGTTGAGTGTATTCATCCCGCAGCGACTGAGGGACTTTCTTGCCCGATACTTCCAGGCTGTTGATTTCGTCCTTGAGTTCCTTTAGGCGTTTTTTGGCCTGCTGAAACTCGCTGTCGTTGCCCAGGCTGAGGTTCTTGAAATCAATCTTGGGGCCGCTGGTGGTGGGTGTCGTCGCGGTGGGTTTAGCACCGGTAGCACTCGGATTGTTGGTCGCTACGGGTGAGGCAGCCGCCTTCTTGGTGTTTTCCAGGGCAACCTTCAGACCGTTGATGCGGCCGGTGATGCTGTCGACCTGACCGCGGACGGTTTTTGATAACGAGTCCGCTCCGATGAAGCTCAGAAAGTCGGCAAACAGATTACCGACGATGCGCTGACCGCTGGTGAACGAGTTGATAACGGCGTTCCACAGCGAGGCTCCAATGTTCTGGAACCCTTCGGCGAATTTGCGCCAGTCACCCGTCAAAAGGCCGGTGAGCACCTTCAAGGTTCCCTGCAGAACGCCCGCCGTGAACTTCAGCAGGTTCGCTACGCCTTCGAAGGCGAATTTACCGATGCTGATAAACTGCGAGCCGAACGTAGCCCAGAGGGCTTTGCCAAAATCGACGGCCAGTTTGATGGTGTCGCTGATGGTGGCCATGGCCGTATCGACCAGATCCGAAACGGCTGACCAGATGCCCGAATCAACGAGTACCTTTTTGATGGAATCCCAGTTGGCGATAATCAGTACGGCTGCACCGGCTACAGCCGCCACCGTCAGTCCGATCGGACCCGATGCGGCCAGAAAGCCCGTTTTCAACAGCGGTAGTATCCGCATCACCGAGCCGATGCCGAGCAGCAGGGGACCAGTCGCGGCCGTCAGGCCGGCAACTGTGAGTGTAGCCTGCTGAATACCCGTCGGCAACTGACCAAAGCGGGTAGCGACTCCGGTCAGCCCGTTACCCAGACCATCAATCAGCCCCGTCAGGTTGAAGGCGTTGTCGGCCGCTTTACCAATCTCAAAGCCGGCGATCTTGACGCTGTCGCCGAAGTTCTCCATGGCATTCTTAGGCCCGCCCGATACGCGTTCGACCTTCGAGAGCTCATCGACCAGCAGGTTGATGAAATCCCGGGGTCCTTTGCCGACCGCCTGGAGTTTACCCGAAATCTGCTCGGAGTCGACGGTGCCGAAAATATTCTGAATCGCTTTGGCAATGACCGGGCTGGCATTGACGATCGGTTTGAGGTCTTCCGCCAGTACTTTGGATTTGCCGGCCAGCTGAGTAAACTGGGTAATGACCGAGCCGAACTCAACTTTACCTTTTCCACCCAGGGCAATGGCATTACCCACCTCCCGCACGTCCCGCTGCGCTTCGCGGCCGGCAAAACCCAGCGCTTCCAGTTGCAGTACGCCCTGCGAGACTTCCTGCAGACCCAGACCCGGCAGCTTCGAGAGTTCGCGCAACTCGGCAAACTCCTTGTTGGCATTCTGAACCGATCCCGTTGTGATGCGAAGGCCCCGGACTAAGCCGTCGATGTCGGCGTAATCCTTGAAGGCCGTAGCACCAACCAGGGCCAGGCCGGCCGTCAGAATCGATAAATTACGACCGACTGAAGACAGTCTATTACCGGATTCAACAATCCGGTCCATGCGCGAGGGCGTGGCCGCAAACGCGCCGTTAACCTGGTTGATCTGGCTTTCAAGCTTGCGGTATTCGGCCGAGAGTTCAGCCGGAACGGGCTTGCCTGCCACCAACAGCTCCTGCATTTTGGCGCGGGTCTCCGATAGCCGCTGGTTAAGCTGCTGAAAGCCGGATAGGGTAGGGGCCGGATTGAAAGCCCGGTTAACGGCCTCCACGTTCCCCCTGAGCAGGGCATACTTCCGGCTCAGTTCGTCGGGCACCTGACCGCCCGTGGCCAGTATGTCTTTAATCTGCCGACCCGTAGCCGACAGTGTGCGCGTTAAATCCGAAAACGCTCCCTTGGGCGCATCAGCCGTGCGTTTTAAGCCATCAAACTGCTGTTTGAAGGTATTGACAAACTGACTCGTTACCGTCGTCGCCTGCTTAAAGGAAGCGACATAATCGGTAACGATCATGCCTAATCGGAGGTTAACAGCGCCCTGACTCACGGGGTAATGGGTGTTACGGGTGGTACGGTGGTGGCCGCTATGATGCGGGCCTTGATGTCAGCGAGTTCCTCGTCGGAATAATCCAGCTGCGGTTCCTTCTCACGTTTTCGCCGGGGTTTCTTCTCCCCGGGTAGCGCCAGCACGTCGGTGCCGTCAATGGCCGGTGTGCCTTCCTTACGGTAGACGTTCGCCAGCAGCGCGTAGATTTCGCGGAAGTACAGGCCACCCGCCCGGCTGCGTCGCTGGTAACCTGCCCGCATGCGTTCGAAGTCCGCGGGCGTGGTTTCCCAGAATTCAGCCGGGTTCAGGCCCAGCTCACAGCCTACTTCGAGGAGGGTTTCCCACCGCTGGGCAAGGCGTTGGAGGTGGCGTCTGGCAGAAGATTGACTTTGGGCGTTTCGCCGATCGGCACGATGCCGAGTCTTTTTTCGACCAGACTGCTTACGTTTGGGATGCGATCGAAGGCGGTTTTGGATACGACCAGCATAGTAGCCAGGTCATCGTCCGACATGTCGTCCATCCAGTTAAGGGCCGTAGCGACGTCAAAGCCGTCGGGTAGCTGATTCTGTTCGTGGCGAACCATCAGACCCGCCCAGAGCGTCAGGGCCATGATTTCAACGTTGGTCGTGATGCCGACGCCGTGCTGTTCGACGAGCTTGGCGGCCAGCATGCCGAATTTGAGGGTGTATTGCTTGCCGTTAATGGTAACGGTCAACTCCCCTTTTGTTTGTTCAAGCGGTTTCATGAGGTAAGTACGGTTACGGTGGAAATAGCGGTAAGACGCTGCTAACAGGTACCAGCGTCTTACCAGATAAAGCGGATTACGTCGGGTTGGTAACCGTTGATTCGGTCTCCGTAGCACTCGGGTTGAATTTCACGCTCGCGGTCCGAAAGCCTTTCTGGGGGTTCTTGGCCTGGTAGTTTGAAAACCAGCCACTCACGGTGTAGATGGGATCACCCACGAACTTGCCGCCGTACTGGATGGTCAGAATGGCGACGTCCTTTACCCATTTCTTAATCTCATCGGCCGTCACCTGTCCGGCCTGCTGACCGGTCGGAAACCGGCGGCTGATTAATTCAATCTGAAGCGACTGGGGTTTTACGTCACCCGCTGGAGCCTGCGAGATGCCCTCCCGACAAGCGAGTTCTTCGGCTTCCGCGCCGGGAACATCCTCGTCGAAGTTGGTCATGCAGCCCATCAGTACAGGCGTTGAGCCGCCCGGCTTGGTTACCCAGATCAGTTCATCTTTACCGAACACGGCGGTTTGCGTTCTTGCCTGTGCCATTGTTTGTACGGTGGTTTTATTGCCTTTCGGCGGTTATGAAAAAATCAATGCGCTTATAGTAGGCCTGCAATTCGATGTCTTCGTCGTCAGGCCCTTCGATACCCGCTTCAATCGACAGACTCCAGCCGTCCACCACCCCGCTGAAATTGTCCAGTACCAGGCGGATCACGGTCAGTAGCTGCTCAATCTCGGCGTAGCGTTTGGCCAGCAGCGATAGCTCCAGGGTGCCGTAATACACACCACCCCCGTTTCGGCAGGCCAGCGGCTGCAGGTTATCGGTCGAGTACATCAGCGCGGGTAGATCCTCCGCCTGGGCGAACTTGATGGCCTTCATGCGGTCACCGATCAGAGCCGCCACCGCGGGTGTATTAATCAACAGAGTGCGGATAACGGAGCCAATCATTGCTTGAGCAGTTTAGTGACGACGCTTTGAGCCTCTTCCCCAAACAGGAAGCGGACAATGGCGATCGTCTTGTCGTAGGTCCGCTGAATGAAGTCGTTGGCAGCCATACGAACCGTGCCCCGCGTAATAAAATGAGCCCGCCAGCCGACCTTACCCCGGCGCTTATCCACACCGATCAGCACCCGGGCCGCTTCGCCATCGACGCCGGCCACCAGCTTTATGCGTAAGTCGCGCCGGGTTGCCCCGCCCCGACGGTAGTCGTTGGCATTGACGTTATCCCGACGGCGCAGGCTGATGCGTTCATTGCCGGCTCCGACCGGTGCTTCCAGGCGCATGGCGGGTAGCATCGGCTGCACGGCCTGACGTAGCACCTTGCCCGCTACCTGATCGTCGAACGCCCGGCCAGCCTGATTCAGCTGGCGGTTCAGGTTCGTTAATTGTCGGGTATCGAGCAGCGGTTCCATTAATCTTTGCGTTTGGCGGTAATGAGCGTCCACTGGCGCCGACCTTCGCCTTCAGTGACGAAGGTGACGTTATAGACTACCCCGTCGATTTTCATCTGGTCAGTGGCCCGCACATCGTCCCGGTAGCGGATGGCAAACGTCTCTACACCGACCTCGGTAGGCCGATTCAGCAGCTCCTTTTCATCGCCCCGACTGGAAAGGCGGGCCGCCGGAACCGAAGCGTACGGATCGTTATCCAGCGCATTGAGGTAGTCCCCGCCGTTGTCTTTCAGCGTTTGCTGATGGTAGAAATGGGCCGTCCGGTCCAGATCACCGGACTGTAATTTTTTCTTCATCATCTGAAACCCATTAGGACCGAATTAAACCAAGATAGCTTAGGCATAATCTTATTTTCACAAACAAGAAACTTTACGGCATAACTATCAGTTAGAGAGGTATGAAGCTTACTGCTAAAATCAAACTTCTCCCTACCAAACGACAAGCTGAATTGCTGCTGACAACCATCAAGGAAGCGAACAGCGTTTGTAATGCGTTGTCGGATTGGGCGTGGGAAAAGAAAAAATTCAAACAGTTCGAGCTTCACCGTGAACGGTACTATCCTACCAAAGAGACCTGTCAGCTTAGTAGTCAGGTAATTATTCGGTGTATCAGCAAGGTTGCCGACAGTTATAAGCTGGACAAATCGCGTAAGCGCATTTTTCGACTTACGGGTGCTGTTGCGTATGATAGCCGTATCCTCACCTACAATACGACCAAAAAGCGAGTGTCTATCTGGGCGATAGAAGGCAGACAAAAGATTGCTTACGTTGGTGGCAAACACAATGAAGCGTTGCTTGCTTACCAGAAAGGCGAATCGGATTTGCTCTACACGAAGGGTAAATTTTTTCTGCTGGCAACGTGCGAGGTTCCTGATGACCAGACCGAAACACCAGAAGACGTACTTGGCGTCGATTTGGGTATTACCAATCTTGCTACCGATTCGGATGGACAATCGTTTAGTGGAGCTACCATTGAAGCGACGCGTCAATGGTATCAGAAACGCCGTTCGGTCTTGCAAAGTGTTGGTACAAAATCCGCTAAACGGAGACTTAAAAAACTGTCGGGCGGTCAACGAAACTTCCAGAAAAACACCAATCATGTAATCTCTAAACAGCTTGTTACAAAGGCTAAAGGCACCCATCGCGCTATTGCTCTTGAAGATTTGACGGGTATTCGCGAACGGGCAACGGTTAGAAAAGCACAGCGCACCAAGCACACCAACTGGTCGTTCGGTCAGTTGCGTCAACATATCACTTATAAAGCCATACGTTACGGCGTACCTGTACTGGTGGTTAATCCCCGCAATACCAGCCGAACCTGTAATAAGTGCGGCTATTGCAAAAAGGCTAACCGGAAAAGCCAGTCGGAGTTCGTATGTCGTTTGTGTGGTCATTCGGCTAATGCAGATGAAAATGCTGCGTTAAACATTCGGAATCTGGGTCTTATCAACAGGCCTATGGTAGCAAGTCAGCTTCATTGATTTAGTTACAAGCCACCGGACAAACCGGGAGCGGTTGATCACAGTATGGGGTAGTGATACGGGTAGAGCAGCTTCTGAGCGGCTGTCGTCCGTTCCTCGATCGTATCGGCGCGGTTATCGAAGCGGTGCTCAATCTTCAGCAGCATCGCATCCTGAATGTCTTCGGGAACCTCACCCGCTTCGTAGCCTGCCTGGTAGGTGATGGTCACCGACTTCGTTCTATCGTCAATCCAGAAGCGGAGCAAGCCCGTCGTCAACAGCTTGTAATGCGTGCGTTCTTCCAGGGTTTGCTCCTGGCCATCCCCATCGATGTAGGTGATGCTGACGATCTCGGGGTTCACGCCCGGCAGATAGCCATCTTCGAAGCCCTCCAGTTCGATGACGTAGGTACGACGAAACAGGGGCTGCCGGCAGTAACCTTCTGCCCACAGAGCCGCCGACTTGACGAGCCGAGCCAGACTTGGGTCGCTCTCGTCGACATTCACCCACTGCGAGACGGTCTCCAGTAGGATCAGGTTTGCCGGCATTGGCTCCGTAGTTTGGGCAGAATGGATCATTTTTTGGTTGGCTTGGCCGGTTTAGCGTCAGCTACCGTGTCGGCTGATTTTTCAGCCGCTGGGTTCGGATCGTTCGACTGCTCAGTGTTCGACTCCTCATCAACTGGGTTCACATCAGCAGCATCTGACTGCTCAGCAGCCGGAGCCACGTCAGCAGCATCGGTAGTCGATTCCGCATCAGCCGAATTATCGGTAGCTGTTTCGCTGCCCGTAACTTCGTCGGTTGCGGTTTCGCCAGCCGGATTCACATCAGTAGCGGTTTCACCGTCAGCGGATAGCTGGGCGGTCTGGGCGGTCGGTACCGTTCCATTCGGATCGGTGGTCGCTACCGCCATATTGTGTTTGATCAGGTCGTTGGCTACGTTTTCCGGAGCGTCTACAGCTACCTTTGGCTGGTAGCTGTAGTTAGCTCCGGATACGCTGACCTGTGGGATGATCCACATAGTAGGGGAGGGTCACTAAGGACCGGTTACGTGCTGGGATGACTTACCTTTCCCGGACTGGGTTAGGCGGCTGCGTGCTTGAGGAACTTGACGGCCCCTGAGTTGAGCAGACGACCATCCGTACGCATGAAGCCTACATAGGCCGTCTGGTTGTTTTCGGCGAAACGCTCATTCAACCGGATGATCAGCGGCTGAGCCACCGTGCGGATGATATAGCGTTTGAAGTCCCCGAACCCAACCGATTTTTTCTCGGCTCCGATGTCTTCGAGATCGTCGTTGATCTCATACTGGTAGCCCCAGATAGTCGCTGGTGCACCCTTTTGCATATCGCCCATGCTCCAGATGTACTTGCCTTCGGCATCCTTCAGCTTGCGCACAGCGGCCAGCGTCAGATCGTTCAGCGTGTACTTGGCGTTTTTGCGATAGGCCCGGTTTACTGAGTGCAGCAGTTCAAGCAGGTTGTCGGCCGTGATCCCCGTAGCTGATACGCCATTAGTGAACTCTCCGGCGGCAACCACTACACCTTGCGGCTGGCCCGAACCCGTGCCCTTCGTGTAGTGCTCGTTCTGAACCCGGCCAAAGCGAATACCCATGGCTTCGGTGATCAGCGCACCCAGGTTGAAGGCTGAGTCCTGAATCAAGGCGTTGTCGACCGCAATCAGGTCTGAGGTATAAGTAAAGGCGGTCAGGGTTTTAGAACCGAAGCCCAAATCAGTAGAACCCGTAGCGGCACTGGTGCCAGAGGTAAGGATACGCCCTTTTACGTTCGTATCGTCCATCGTCGGCCAGTCGACAGTAGCCCCCGTACCGGTTCCCCAAGTACGACCCAATTCCAGCATACCACCGTAGGCCTTCAGGGCCACATCGATTTCGTTGCTGAACTCACGCGGTACCAGGTAACCCCCTGCGGCACCCGAACCACCGTTTTGAGCGCGAGTTTCTCCGCCCTCAATGGCTTTGTGGAAACCACCAAGTGACCGCTTTTCAGACTCGGTCAATTCCCCCAGGCCATGACGCAGGTACGCATCAAACGCCTGCTTGTGAGCCGTCTCCGCATTCTGATCTTCATGCTTGCCCCGCTTCTCAGCTTCCTGCTTCTCAGTAACTTCCGCTATCGAGCGCTTGTCAGCCTCTTCGCGTTCGAGGGCTTTGATCTTGCGGTCGATGTCCGAAATGTCGGAATCCTGCTGGTCAAACTTGGAACGCTCTTCCGCGTTGAAGCTACGACCTTCGGCAGCGTCGATTAGGCTGCGCTGCTCAGCTACAATACGCCCTTTTTGTTCCTGCAGGGCCTTCAGTTTGTCATTCATGACGATAAGGAATTACGGTGGAGACTATTTTTACGCTTGAACCATTCCAGGGGATCACCCTCGACGCTACGCGCTTCGGGCTCCTGTTTCGCTGGTTCTTGATTGGTGGGTACTTCGTTGGTGGGCACCTCCGACGGTTTGCCGTCCGGGGCTTCTGTGGCTGACCGCTGCTGTTTGGCTGATGCCATGGCACCATCGGCGCCCGACGTTTCGGCTTCAGCAGCCAGTAGTTCAGCCTGCACCTCCTGAATCCAGTTTTGCACGTACACGGCATCGCTGAGCCGACTGGCCGCCAGTTGCTTGATGCGGTTATCGGTGATACCGGCGATGGCTTTGGCAATGAGGTCAATCTGGCTTTGCAACTGGGTGATCAGATCAGCCAAAAACGCCTTGTCAGTGTCGCTGACAGGTCCCAGTTTGGTTTCAGAATGCCAGTAACCGCGCGTCAGAGCCGCATCGGGACCGTCCGCCATGGAACGGGTAGTAGCCGTGCCGGCCTCTGCCATATCGACGGAGGTTTGCAGGTAAGCCGCCCGCGTGACCAGGCTGAGGTCCATGATCTTGCTGATCTTCTCGACGTAGCGGTGGAGTACTTCGCCTTTCATCTCCCAGCGGTCTTTGGCCACGAAGAATTTGAAGCTCATACCCCGAATGTCACCCCGGCGTACCCACTCTTCGCAGTCGTTGCCAACTGTGTTATTGGGCTTTTCGATGATGACCGATACCCCCTCATCGGTTTTGTCAAAGCGAAGCGTACCCGAGTAGTTAGCACCCAGCAGCCGGTTTTCGTCGTGGTTGAATACGGCGAGTACTTCGGCGAGGTCGGTATTTTCGTCAACAGCACCCCGCTCGATAACCTCGACAAACGGACCTTTCTCCTTATGGTAGAGCATCCGGGAAGGCTTATCGTAGACGATAGCCATGCCCCGAAAAAATACCTTACTCGAACCGCCCTCGTCAGCAGCCCGTTCTTCAACGACCAGTTCGGTCTGATATAAGCGTTTTTCTAACTTGCTCATGGTGCCTCATTGGAGGGTTTATCCTCAGTCGGACTGTCGTTTCCCGGATTTGGAGTCGCGGGCTGAGGTTGATGTTGGTGAGAATCCGGCGTGACGCGGGCCATGTTGACCTGAATGAACGTATCGTCAAGTCCCTCGCGTCGGTTCATATTCTCCTTGCGCCGGGCTTCGTTGGGTGACATAGCCCCGATGTTGAACAGCGTTTTGTAGAGGTTACCGCGGGCAGTAGCATCCCCGGCATCGAGCTTATCGACGTCAAAGACGATCTGGCGGCTGGCCTTGTGATCTTCCGGAATCAGCTTCCGCTTCAGCTCCTGACTGATGCGTTCGGTCCAGGGCAGAATCGTGTAGTTCTTGAATTCGATGCCCTGGTGCTCAATGTTGTTGTTGGTCGAGCGGTCCAGCTTACCCAGCATGTGCTGGGGTACGCCGAAGATTCGGCCGATGTCCTCAATCTGGAAGTTGCGGGTTTCGATGAACTGGGCATCATCGGGCGGGATGGCCACCCGGTTGTACTTCATGCCCTGTTCGAGCACCAGCGGCTTATGGGCGTTCAGCAACCCACCGTTGCGCTGGGCAAACTGTTGACGGAGCCGCTCAATCGCCCCCGCATCTTTGAAAACCTGATCGGTTTCCAGGGTGCCCGACATGTTACCGCCCTGGCCAAAGAAACGAGCACCGTATTCCTCGGCCGCCCGGGCCAGACCGATCGATTCGCGGAACAGCGCAATGGGTGATTTGCCGATTACGCCATCATTACCCAGGCATTTAAAGTGCAGGATGTTGCGCTTCTCGACGTACTCCCCAAACACGGTGTAGTAGAGATAGCGAGTCCGTCCCAGATCCATGTAGATGGGTACGCACTGACCCGGTGCCAGTAGCCTAATCGACAACGGTGTCGCGTAGGCATCCCGATCGATCAGGGCGTACGCGTTGCCGTGTAGCAGGGTTTGCGCTACGGCCGTCAGCCAGAAATCAAACCAGGTCATGTACTCATCCGGTCCGCCCGATTCCAGCAGCTTCTGAAACGCATTGCGCTTATCAACCTCGCGGCCCATGTTCGTCTCCCGGTAGACGGAGATGTCCATCCGGGCTACGTTTTCGGCAATCAGACCAACAGCCCGGTAGACGGCTGAAACTTTCAGCGCCGTATCGGGCGAAATGTTGATACCGGTAAAAGTGGGAGCTTCACCACCCCCGAAGAAACTCTCCCAGGAGGTGATGTCAGAAAGGGGAGTGGCCGGATTCTCTAAAGAGCCTCGAACCTGCGGGTCGGTCGGCTGGGCAAGGGCTACCGGGTCCGGAATCGACGACGACTCCGGCGCAGTAAAGCCCCTGAGAAACCCAGATGCCCACGAAGCGAATCCGGCCATTTACATTACGTTACGGTGGGTGAAAACTTTATCCAACCTTGGTTACAAGGGCAGCGCTTTCTGTGACCGTAAAACTCGTAAGTTACCGATGGCCGGTAAACAGAGGTTTTTACCCGGTTTAGGCGAGTTTTTTACCTTTTTCGGGCGAATTTTTCAACTTTCGGGCGTTTTTGCGGGCTTTCCAGGCGGCAAATTCAAAGTCAGGCACAAAGCCGAACACCTCGGCCACGTGCTTGACAGCCGCATCAAAGGCATCCTGATCAGACGCTTTGTGAATGGTTTGCTTCTTTTGGGCAACCAATCCATCAAAATACTGACGGAAGGGCGGCACGTCATTAACGTTCATGGTCGTACGGTGGTCGGTAAGGGGTAAAGCTTGGCTCATAGGGAAAAGGGTTGTGTTAAGAAGGTCACCACTCGAGGAACCCACGCTGGTCATACACGTTACTGCTGACGACGTTACGGTCGTACATCCAGCCCGCCTGGGCCATGATGGCGGCTACAATACCATCGACCTTATCGGGTGAGCGTTTGGGGTCTTTGGTGATCTTGATATTGCCGTTGGTATCGGTAATGGGTCGGCTGTTGCGCATCATCCATTCAGCGATCGGATTCCCACCGTGCCGAATGCGCTCCTGCAAAACAATATCCCGGAAACTACGCGTCGGTTCGGCGTACATGGGCATCGTCTGGGGGAACTCCAGTACCGGCACCCCGCCTTTTTCCTGCATGGTCAGGGCGGTGGCATTGGCGTTGTAGCGGTCATAGGTCATCATCCGGATGTTGAAGGTGCCGGCCAATTCAAGCAGCTTCGCATCAATTTCGCGCGGGTCAATCACGTTGCCCTCCTGTACATAGATGAGTTTATTGCGTTCCCAATCCCGGAGCGAGTGCAGCCCATCCGCTACGCGTTTGTTGTAACGCAGGCGGGGAATCCAGAACCACCACAGAAAGGTAAATTCACCTGGCACCCGGGTAGGCGTACGCAGATACACCAGCTTTTCTTTCTGCTCATCGGTCAGATCCTCGTCGTATTGGGACCAATCAGCGGGCGGAAAAAACAACGACAGGGCGCAAAAGTCGTTCGTCTGACCCATATCCAGCCCGGCCCAGCATTCCCGCTCGTAGAGCGATTCGATATCGATCGTACCGTTACCTTTTATCCAGATGTCGTTCGGAATAAACACCTGGGGCGCATCACACCACCAGTTCAGGTTCAGCGTCAGAAAGGATACCTTGCCTTCCTCTCCTTCCAGAATCTTGGCGTCCCGCTCCTCAATCAGTGTCTCCAGATCCAGAATACCGCCCTCACACAGCATCGGGTTTGATTTCTGCCAGGTTTCGGGCTGTTGAAGTTCCTCTTCCGAATCCTGGGAGTAGATCACCACGAAGAACGAATCGTTTTCGACCGACCGTTCGAGAATCGGAATGTAAACCTTGAGCTCTTTCTGAAAGCATGGCCACTCCTGATGGCTTCCCCGGGTTGTGACAATACTCATGATCGGCTCTTTCTTTTTGATCAAACCTGAACTGAGCTTATTGACCATCCCGTCATTCTCAAATTCGTGATACTCATCGATCACGGCGAACGAGGGGCGTGTACCGTCGGCGGTTTTGGGGCTGGAGGTCAGAAACGAGAACTTGGCGTTCAGCGATCGGTTAAAAATCTGTTCGGCCGACTGATCTAAGTACTCCTGCAAGTCAGGTGAATTATCCAGCATCAATACCGCATCGTCGAAGGCGATCTTGGCTTGTTTCTCTTTGGTAGCTGATACGTAGGCCTCCGCATTCTGTAAGCCCTCAACCGTCAGGTGGTAGTGGATCTGCAAGGATTCGAGGGGCGTTTTGCCATTACCCCGGGCGCACGATTTGTATTTACGACGAAACCGACGCCGTCCATCCTCCCGTTTCCAGCCGTAGAAGACATAGAGTTCCCACACCTGAAACGGGAACAGGTGAAACGGTTGGTCGGGGCCGATGTTAACGCAGTCAGCAAAGTCCAGTATCTTCTGGCCGGCGTCGTGATCGAAGTACAGCCCGCGCTCGTGCCCGTGCTCCAGATCATCCCGCTGCCGTTCAATGGCCAGCCTGAGCAGCCGACCGGCTACGATCCGACCACTCAGGATATCCTCTTCGTATTGCCGAGCGATTTCGTTGTAATCTTCCAAGGGGTACGGTGGCATTTTGGTTACTTCTTGCGGTCCATGAGTTTAGCCAGCTTCGACTTGGGTTTAGCGGGATCACTTCCACCTATTGTCAACCGGGCACGGGCCGATGGCGTAAAGCCGAACTGACCCGCCAGGCGAAGCGCGTTGGTCAGGGCATCTGTACGCAGGACTGTATACGGATTGCGTTGCAGTTTGACGAGCTCCCCGCCTTTTTTGAAGGGTACAACAGCGCCCATCTTCTTGACACTGGCGTCGTAGCTCCAGTAATTGTCGACCTCGTTGCAGTAAGCCGCCACCAGGCTGAGGTCTGTGGCGGCAAGATTCCCTACACTATGCAGCCACCGGGTAACGACGTGCCATTCGCGCTGCCCCCATTCACCCAGGCCTTCGGGTGGATCGGGAATTTCAGCCAGTAGTTCAGGGGGCACCTCGTCCGTAACGGCACGATCAGCGCGGTAAGTCCCTTCCAGTACCTTGACGGAAGTCGGTTTGGCAGGTCGGCCCGGTCCCATTAGCTACGATGGGATAAGTACTCCTTCACAATCACCATCAGCGCTTGCCCGTCCGAGTCTTTGCCGTCTGGTAGCGCCTTTTCCAGTTTGGCCGTAGCCAGCGCCTTAGTCAGTTCGGCTAGTTGGAAGGAGCTTAGTTGAAACGACACCTTATCATCCACCTTGGGCGTTTTCTCCGCTTCCTCTTCCTCATCCGTAACCACGTCGTCGATGTTGAATCCCCAGTCGTGGGCGTCGAAATCGAAGTCAGTAGCGAGTTGCTTGACAACTTCCTCATCGAAGTGGAGGTTGATTTGACCGACCTTGTTATCAGCGAGGGCAAGTTGGTGAAACTCTCTGGAGTCGGGCTGGATGTCCATGCGCTGGGTTACGACCAGCGTCTTGCCGTCAGAGGGTACAAAGACAACGTTTTCAATTCCCAGATCGCTGAGGGTCTCTACGACATGGTTACCCCCAATGATGGTACCGTCCGCAGCGGCCACGATCCCGCGACCGACACCTAGTTCCTGAATGGATTTACGGAGCAGGTGGTTACCGTACTCGCTACCCTTGTTGGCATTACGACGGTCAAAGCTCAGGTCATCGAGCTTACCGGTTCGGATATCTTTCATAATTACGGTGGGTATTAATTAACGGCAATTTTGGGTGGGGTCTTTTTGGGTCTTAACTCCTTTTAAGCGAGTCGTTTATAGGTTGATACCCCTATGAAAACCCCTCGAATTTTGACACCGGTTTTTTTTGGTGCAACAGTGCGGTCGCAAGAGGGCGCGTCGTTAGGATTCGATACCCCCCTCCCCCTGGTCGTGCTTTCGGGGTTTCTGGGGGTACTGGCGGGGTTGTTCTGACACCTCATCGTATACCATACCGGGCTTATCATGGACTACGTGAGCAGCACCGTCCTTAAAGTAGATGTTCTCAGTAACGGGGGGCGTCTGTTCCTTTCTTATACGAGACTTGGTAAACTGGATAAGGTCTAAGGCTTCCTGACGCGAACGAAAGACTAGTCCCATGAACGGAAAAATAGTATATCTGCCTTTGTAGGTGTCGTCTTCGTTAAGTTCAGCGAACCAATAGGTTGTTACCGTCTCGATTGTTTCGCCATCTGAGCCAAAGCGCATACGTTTGGTGGCGATCTGTGCAATCTCAACGTATACAATCTCTTGACTAAGCCCTTCACCACGAATGATAAATACCTTCTGACCAACCTCTATTTGGGGTTCTTCAGCGGGAACACTCTGCAAGGCGGCTTCTTTGGTGTCGTAAAGATTAACGAAGCCTTTGAAGTTAGCTGTAGTCAATCCATTCCTCTTTCCGGATACGGCGCCAAATGGCTGGTCAATACGTACATCGGTTATCGATCCCAGATACTCACCTTTGGGCGTGATAATGTGCAAGACACCGTTTTCGATGTAGGCCTTTAAGGCTTTATCGGTGTGCAGGGCTTTCAGGTGTTCACCTTTCGAGTAGTCGGGTTTGGGGGGGCTTACTGACTCCATGATTAATTACGATTTACGGTGGCTTTCTTTAGCACTCTTACGCTGGTGGCATTTCAGGCATAACGGTTGCAGGTTGCCAATGTCCCAGGGGTCACCACCTTCGTTGATGGGTACGATGTGGTCAGCGCAATACGTAGGGGTTAACCGGCCTGTTTGCTTACACTGCCGACAGAGAGGGTTTTTATCACGAAATGACTTGGAGAGCTTTTTCCAGCGCGATGAACCGTAGATTTCCCGGTGCGGGTTTTCGCGGCCCTGATTGGGATTGGACTGCTGCTGAGCAGACAACGCAGCACGAATAGCGGCCTGCTGAGCCGATGGCTTGGGCCTGCTGGGGCGATTGATGGTGGCCACGAAATAGAGGGATTACGGTGGGTACCCGGATGACCGGTAACGTATGTACAAGTATAGATGTTCTCTATGTAAAATACAAATACATAGATTCGATAAACCGTTACGATAGGAGGGGCTTTAAAACAAGAAAACCCGCCAGCAATGCCAGCGGGTTTGTCCACAATCGTAACTTTATTCTGATTAGACTTACTCAATAAATATCTTCGGTTCGATCAGGATCGGAATCAGTCGTAAAATCAAGGTCATTTCTCCACTTGGCGTTTTTGATAAATCTGTTCCAGCAGCCGGGTCATGGCCAGTACGCGCTGCTGATCACTAACGCCGTACTCACCCAGTTGCAGGGTTTCCTGCAGAACGGTATACACATCCTCAACCAGTAGGGCAGGTTTGGTCTGAAACGTACCGGCAGGGTGTTCGATGGGTTGACCGGCATCGTTAAACGGGATACGGTAGGTTTTCATTTTATGCGGTTACTACTGCGGAGCTGATCCATTACTTTCTCGTAAAGAACGTAGAGGGCAAATGCTGGAGCGATCAGGCCACACAGGTATTGATCGAGTGTGGCGTTTTGGAAGAGGATAGTGGTTTCTGTCATGCTTTTTTTTGCAATCAAATCACCTTCAATTAACGAAGAACCCTAGTGCCATCGGTCCTAGGGTTAGTTAAAACGATTGTACACCACGTGTTCGATTGCCTTCACTAACACATAGCTCACGAATATACTAAGCAGCTAGTCTTGATCGGTAATTATTTCGTAAACGATGCAGATTACAAAAGCCACCAGGATCAGGCCGCCCAAGAGCTGATCAGCCGTGGCGTTTTTGAAGTACGTAATGATCTCGTTCATTCGTATTCTGTTACGTTAAGATCAACTTGCTTAATGCCTCCGCCTAAATGGATGTGAAAGGTTCGGTTAACAACTTGAAACTGCCGTCCTTCGTAGTACAAAACATCATGCTTTTGCGGAATACCGACGTAAGAGTTACAAGAAAGATGATCTAAATATATCTTGCCGTTGCCTTTTTGCAGAACGTAGACCAATGTTTCGGGTGGTTTCATTTTAGAATAAGGATAGTTGAGGAGCAAGCCCAGCCGCTAGAACGGCTTTCTCGTGATCACCGGGCCAATCGAGCATAAATCCGGCTCCATTCCTGAGAACGATGTTCGGCGAGTGCGTACCGGCCAGAACGCCCTTCTCGTCAAAATTGAAGTACTCAACGCTCTTTTGTCGCTTCCAGTAGCGCATAAACTCAACGACCTTAACCGGATCTACTTTCGGCCGTTCGTCTGGCTCTGGCTCGGTTATTGGCGCGTCAGGCTTTAGATCCTCATGCCCCTCCACAAGCGGGTGATTATGGGGCTTACCGTTGACATCCCGGCCGATCACTGTAGAACGCAGTACGTTACCTTCCAGCGTGACCTCAAACCAAACCAGTACTTCGGTGTGCTTGCCGGTTCGGCAGTTGCAGAAGTACACCAGCCGGATTTCGTTCGACCAGTAGGCCTTGAAGTTCCTGGTTGCTTCCAGTCGGGTAAAGCGGGCCGATAGTCGGGCATTGGGGCTATCAGGCCGTGAATTCATCCGGCAGGGTAAGGGCGTGGTCACCCAGCCTAAATCCATCGTGATGATGGCTGGTCGGCTGTAATCCTCAAACTTGATGGTGCCAGTCAGTAAACCCAGCTCAGGGGTGATTACCTGCATCGTATCGCCGTCCGTATAGGGGTGATCGTCGATGTCGAACGAGCGAACCGGCTTTGGTTCAATGGGTGGGAGCGTACTCATGCGCGTATCGTCGTTACAGGTTCCTTAAAAAAGCGGATACCGGGCACCGACGCATCGGGACCACAGACGCGGCTCACGGCTCCCGAATTGAGCATCTTGAAATCATCAGGCACCTTCGAAAAGTCTTCTACCTCATAATTCCAGCGCATCTGCACCCCTTTGGGTCTAGCTACTACCGGCACGGCGGGGGCCAGCCAGTCGGCTTCACCAGTCTGCTGAATCTGCTGCTGGGTGGCCTGCTGCTGCATCGCTTCAGCCTGCTGACGGAGCCGGATCTGTTCGCGGTTATACTGTTCAACGGCAGCCACAAACGGCGCCATCGCATCCTGAATAGGCTTTTGGAATTTCCGCTGCGCGTTCATCCATTTCTGTTTCAGCGCGTCCAGTTCGCTGGTGATCTTTTTTCGCTCCGACTCGATCAGATTGATCAGCTGCTTGCCCTCAACCATGTGTTTGAGTAGCCGCGCCTGATCGTCGGGGGTGTTGCACTCGGGTGATAGTTTATCCAGCGTCGCAACGTAGTCGTCAATCGAAGCCTGTAAGAGTTCACGGCCGAGGTCGGTATTTAGCGAAAGACCGGTTTCTTGCGCCTGGGTAGTTTGATTCGTGTCGCTCATGGGATTGCGAGTAAAAGCCCGTCACATGGGATTGATTTTGTTGCTATGGAGACGTTCCCCTACGAAGTTTTCACGCAGGTAGAAAGGCAGGTTGTTGACGATCTGGCAGTAATTCAGATAGCCTACGCTTTTGCAGATGTAGGCTTCATGTACCGAATTGATATGGGACACGATCCTGACCAGCGACGCATGAAACGAACGTACATCAACCTCATCGGTAGCCCCAAACGTCCGTTCCAGATCCCGATTAACCGATGAGATACGGAGCCGCTTCATGACGTCGTAATAAGTCGTGTAACCGATGTGACGCGAGAGCTCCTTGTACTGATTGGCACTGAACCGGGTCAGTATCTCACCGGTAGCCGGACGGCGTAAGGCGGTTTTGGGATTGGCTTGCAGCGCTTCCTTAGCTCGCTTGAACTGACGAGTGCGGGTTGAATGAAGCAGGTCGGCCACTTGTTTTTCGTCAGCAGAATCCGATAAACGGCAAACCCTATACGTGTCTCCAAATCCATACGCATAGAAACCAAGCGATTCGGGATAGAACCCATTGACAACGTAGTTCGCCAGACGCTTACCAATCAGCTCTTCATTGCTGAGCCATAGCCCCTGCACAGCCAGAAACGCCCGGGCTGTAAAGTGGATACTATAATACGCCTGGGGGAATGTCCAGTGCAGCGAACTTTGCAAATACTGTTCATCATTGACGATGGGCGTTATACGCAAAGCATATTCAGCACTCCACCCATTGAGTAGCAACTTCGATACGGGGTTCAGATCGTCCTGCTGACAGGCGGCAAAGTGCCGAAACCGGTACAGGTCGGCCAGACTACCCAAATCGTTTTTACGTAGAATATGCGCATCAAGACCGTAGAAGCTATCCAGAAACGTGGAGGTTGGTGCAGCGGAGGTCAT